TTATTGTGTCGGGGCGCATTGCGTTAGGTATGGCACGAACGCCTACCCAAGCCGATCGAATGATGGAAGCGAATCAGCGCGCAAAGGCCCCAGAAACCGAAGAATGTGTCGTCTGTGAGTGCAACACGGATGCGCACTTTGGGGAAAATATTGTGGGCGTCGGATTCGTCTGCGATGACTGCTATCGCAAGACGGAGGGCCGGGATATAGAGCGCGTCGTCAGCCGCGGCGAGGGTAAAGCATGAGCGGTCCCTTGGAATGTCGGTATTGCGGCTTGCGAAAGGACTACGCCGGCGCGTTCGCGGCCGACTGCCGGAGCGAACTGTGTCCCGAGCGATCCGGTCGCCGAGGCCACGATTACCGAGAACAGTAATCGGACGCACTTTTTTCGCGGCGCGGTCCCATCCAGCGCGAGTAAGACGCAAAAAGACGATAATCCCGACACATTTATCACACTACAAGCCCGTCTTACAGACATGGCAACAAACGGGTCGCCGTATTGCCGACGGTGCGGGACGCGAACCGAGTTAGCTATCGGGTCGTCGCCGGGCGAACTAACGGGCTACGTTTGCCCGAACCCCGATTGCGGCGGCGACTGGTAAGCCGCGCCCACCTCTATTGTTAGCGGTTTGTCCTTACTCAAGACTGGTTCGGGATTGGTTACAAAGGTTTATGTGGGGATGGTTCGTCTTACGCGGCATGGGACGAACCCCTACCGAAGCCGACGACGCACCGGACGAACAGCCCGATCCGACGGGATGGGAGTGTTCTGAATGTGGCGGTACACTCGCCAAGAGCGCCGAAGAATGTCCCGATTGCGGGGCAAATCCCATGACGCGCTCCACGGCGGACGGGATAGCGGCGTTCGGCGTCGCCATATCGCTCACAGTCGTTCTCGCCCCGATCGGTATTCCCATCGCGGTGATTGGGTTCGCCGCTCGCTTCGCGCTACCGAAGCGGCTGGCGGTCGAATCCTCCAGCGACGCCGGGGATGGGGTCGAAGAATGAGCGACGACCGCAAGCGCATCCCGACCGACCCCGCGGTTTTCGGGGAATTGAACGAGCGCAAGAAGGCGCTCGGCATGACGTGGGACGGGCTGTTCAGACACCTCCTAAAGATGGAGTACGCCGACGGCGACGCCGCGACCGGGAACGCGAACATCCCGCTCGCCGACCGATTAGAACGGCAAGCCGAGCGGATCGAAGACGCGGCCGACCGACTGGAGCGAGAACGATGAACGGCTACGTCTATCGCTGGTATTGCGGCGCGTGTTCCGAAGCGAGCGACTGGTTCGATTCGCCGGGCGAAGCCGCCCACGAACGAAACGAACACGAACTTACCCATGCCGATAAATTCAGCACGCCGGTCGTGGAGAATCCACGCATCCAGCGTTATCCCGAAGGCGAAGCGCCGGGCTACGAGGGTAACGCATGAGCGAGTTCAACGAAGACGAGTTAGTTCGTCGCCCCGATACCGGCGAACTATACGATGTTCTGGAGCAAGATGGGGACATGGTTCGTGTCGAACCGCGAAACGGGCGGCCGCTATCCCCGGACTCATTTTTCTTACAAGCCCACGTTATCGAACCTGTTAAAGACGAATGGACACCGTAACCAAATAGTAACACTTATCGTGCCGGGGCGCATTGCGTTAGGTATGGCACGAACGCCTACCCAAGCCGACGACGACGCAACGATCCGACGAATCCGCGCCGACCCTCATTACCGCAACGGCCCGCTCGTTCTTCGCGCTATCATGCCGAGATTCGCGGAAGTTCGCGGCGAATATCGGCCGGTCGGACAGAAACACGTGGGCGGCTGGCAAATGATCGAACTCGCCGAAGCGGCCGAACGCGCCGATGTGGTTCGTGGCGACGTTCCCGACGACGACGGCGTTCCGATCATGTATGTCGGCAACCCCGGCGCGAAGCACTATTACAACGGCCACGACCCCGAAGGTATCGACGTGGACGTTCTGGAGTGGATTCGGGATAGCAAATACACGCTCTACGAGAACGTTGAAGGTGGCTGGGAATCGTGGGACGGCCGACCCGAGTTCTCCAAAACCCGGCTGAACCTACGTGACGCGTCGAAGGCGGACGTAGACGCCATGATCGCCGAACGGCGCGACTGACGCGGCGACCTCTTTTTCCGGCTTAGTTCGCGCAAAGCGCGAGCGTTCGCGTTTGGTGCAATCGCCGCAAAAACCATACCTTCGCGGCGTAATATCCTCGTATGGCCGACGACAATACCGATTCGAAGATTGACCCCACTGAGAAACTTCGCGGCGTCCTTCGCGGCATGATGGATTACCCGAGTTTTACGCCGAGCGAAGGCGTCGAATCGATCAACCTCGCAATCGAAGAACTCGCCGACGAACTAAACGCGGAAGCGGCAGCTATCAGCATCGAACGAGTACCGTGCGCGGGTTGCGGTATGCCGACGCCAGCGCTACTCGCTCCGGCCGATTACCAGCGCGACGGTTCGCCCCGGTCGTTCTGTAAGTCGTGCGTCGAAGGTCATGCGGCCGACGACGACGGGAACGACGCCGAGAACGACGGCCACGGACCGATGGGAATGGCGGGCGGCGGCCCCCTTCCGTTTTTGGAGGTAGGCGACGGCGGGACGGGCGACGGCGGGGGCGACGACGCTCAAAAAATGCGGATTTCAAACGCCACTATCAGTATAACCAACGGCGTTGATGAACTCGGGACGCCGAGTTTTACGGTGAGCATGGAGAAAACGCCGGTCGAACGGGCCGAAGACTTGAAAGACCGCCTTCGCCGTAAGGGGCTGGATGAATGAGCGACCGCAATCCATACGGGCAAACGACGGCGCTCCAGTACGATAGCCTTCAAGACGTGATAGACGCCGACGTAGACGACATGGCGGCGACGCTCCAGCGGGCGGCCGGCCGCGTCGCGTCGGATGGGGGTGTTCCGCAAAACAGTCCCGTGGCGAACGCACGGACGCAAACGAACCAGCCGGGGACGACGCTCGGGCCGGATGAACCAGCGGGCGCGCAAATACAGAACCAGCGGGGCGCATCGAACTCAGTAGATTGGGGCGACGTGATGGGGGGCGGGCGATTCGGCGCGGAAATGATGGGCCGCTACGGCGAGCAATTCGGCGGCGACCGCGACATATACGACGCGCTGGGCTACGATCGAAACCCCGACGTAGATGTTTTCAAGCAAGCATACGAGCGCGAAGACATTGCCCGCCGCGTCGTAGACGCTTATCCAAATACTACATGGCGCGAGCGGCCCGAGATTAGCGACGACGCCGACGACGAAGACGAACTTACCCCGTTCGAACAGGATATTCAAGAGCTGTTCGAAGAAACCCAAGCGCTTCGCCATTTGAAGGACGTAGACCGGCTTTCGGGTATCGGCGAGTATGGCGTTCTCGTCTACGGGTTGCACGACGACGGCGAATTGATCGATCCGGTCGAAACGGGCGCGCTCGGTAGCGATAGCGAAAGCGAAAGCGAAAGCGAAAGCGGGGTCGAAGGCGTCGCTCACTTTACGGCGCTCGCCCAAGACCGCGTGGAACGCATATTTGTCGGCGACGACCCGGATCGGGAGGATTACGCCCAGCCGGTCGGCTATGAAATCGACTTTACTCCCGAGGACGACGGCGCGAACGAGGTAGTTCCGTTATCCTCGGTCGGCGCGTCGGACAATCCCCAGCGCGGTAGCGACGACGTGGATAGTAGCCCGAGCGGTGCGAGTGTAAACGGCCGCGAGTTCGTGAACGCGGATCGGGTCTTACACGTCGCCGAAGATAAGTTAGATTCGAACATTAAGGGAACGCCCCGCCTACTGCCGGTTTGGAACCGATTTACCGACTTGTGGAAAGTCGTCGGTGCGGCGGCTGAAATGTTCTACCGCGGCGCGGACTATGGCTTGCACCTGAACGCCGACGGCGAAGTTGCGAACCCGGACAAACTCGTAAACGAGGTAATGGATTACCTTCATGGGTTGCAACCCTATCTAAAGACCGAGAACATGGACGTGGAGCGGCTGGGCGGCGAAGACGTAGACCCGTCCGGCCCCGTCGATTCGATTCTAAAGCTAATCTCGGGGCAAACGGGTATCCCGAAGCGGATGCTTACCGGATCGGAACGCGGCGATTTAGCGAGTACCCAAGACAAAGCCACGTTCTACGGCCGCGTCGCCGAACGCCAGCAACAGTATGCCGAACCTCAAATCCTCCGCGAGTTCGTCGCCGATATGGTTCGCTTCGGCGTCGTTCGCGCCCCGGTGGGTAGCGATTCGCTTGAAGACCTCGCCAGCTATACCGTCGATTGGCCGAACCTCTTTGAGCTAAACGACGTAGAACGCGCCGAAGTATCGAACAAGCTAACGGGCGCGGCGCAATCGGCCGCTAAAACGCTCATGACGGCGGAACTATTCACGGCGGGCGAGATACGCCAAGAGTTCTTCGACATGAATCCCGAGATAGGTAGCGAGGTAGACACGGCCGGCGACGGATCGGGCGACGGTACTGGAGCGCCCGACGACCCCGAAGACGACGCCGAACCGGGCGAGCGTCCGGGCGATAGCGGCGATGTAGGAGCGGACGGGCTACCCGACTTAGACGAAGACGACGAGAACGTAACGGCGCAATTCAGCGCTATCGCCGACGGCGGTAGTACGTAGTTGTGAGCGCCGCTGATTCGCCCGCTGATAGCGATGAACTTCCGCAAGTGGCGAAGGCCCTACCGCGGGACGACCCGACGCGCACGACCAAGCTACGCAAGCGCTTCGGGTCGCAAATATACAAGCGCTACAAGGCGCTCAAAGGCGCGGTTCGACAGTACGTTTTAGCCGAGAACCGTTTCGGTATCCAGAACGCCGCGGTCGCCGACGCGGTAGCGAACCGCGCGATAGCGCTCGGTTCGGCGACGACTCCGCCCCACGCGCGGGGGCGCGCGAACGACGGCGACGCTCCAGTGTTCTACGCACCGAACGCTCAAATTCCGGGTATGCCCGACCCGTCGAAAGTCCCGGCTATTACGCCGCCAGCGTCGCCGTCATGGGAGTTTCCCGAAGATAGTAAGAAGGTTCAGGCGTTTACCGAATGGTTTCGGGGCGCGCAAAACGCTATCCTCTTAGGCGGGGGCGGCGCGGGTCCGTCGGCTGGCGTCGGCTGGGCGAACGAGTACGTCAGATATGCTTACTTTCGCGGCTTAGACTTCGCTCAAGACGTGCTTCAATCTCAGGGATTCGTCGGCGAAGATATTGACGTAATGGATACGTTCAATATGCCGGTTCATCAAAGCGCGCTCGCTCTAATCTATCAGCGGCAATATACTGGGCTGAAAGGTATCACCGACGAAGTGGATAAACAGGTTTCCCGAATACTCGCCGAAGGCTTCGCGGCTGGCGAGAACCCGAGAACGATAGCCCGAACGATCAACGATAGGGTAGACAAGATTGGAATAACCCGCGGTCGGACGCTCGCCCGCACCGAGATAGTCCGATCCTACAACGAAGCCACGTTGAACCGCTTCGAACAGGTCGTAGGCGGCGATGCGAGCGTTCAGCTATACGCGGAGTTTTCAACGGCCCGAGATAGCCGTGTATGCCCGATTTGCGCGGCGCTGGAGGGAACGACGTTTCGCATCAAAGACGCGCATAACGTCATTCCTCAGCATCCAAATTGTCGGTGCGCTTGGGTTCCTGTTAAGACAAATACCAGCGCCGCCGCAAGCGCCCGTAACCGTCGCATAGCTCTAAATCACCAAGAACACACTCACAGTATCACCAATTCGCCGGTAGCGTAACGCACGGCGCGAGATAGAGCGAAGCTCTATCACCGACCCCCTCGAAGACGGACGGGTTGTATGGCCGAAAGGCAGTTCCGAACTCGGCGAGTAAACGAGGCCATGCCGCACACAATAGCGACGCGGGACGTAGGCAGTGAAACGAACCAATCCGCCGAGTATAAATTCGTCTTCGAAGGTAGCGATAAACCCACTTTCGCCGACGTTCATAACGCGACGCCCAGCCCGAACGCACGCATCTACGAGAACGAAAACGGGAATTGGGTCGTTGAAGATATGGTATGGGGCGGCATTGATGCGTGGGAATACACGAACGAGTACATCCGGCTGGCGTTCCGCGACCCGTCGCGTCACGAAGTTCAGGTAAACAATCAGGGATGGACGGCTTCGGGTAAGTTCGCCGAAACGGACACCTTCGCTGGCGGGTCCGAATCCTCGAAGGATCAAAGCGATAGCGGGGGCGAAGACGACGGCATACCTGAACCAGCGGGCGGCGAGCGAGATTCTTCGCTTCCGGCGTCGTGGCGGGACGTTAGCGGCCCCATCCAGAACGAGCGACCGAGATACGGCAACGTCAATCGCCGCCCCATGACGGCCGACCATGCGACCCATTACGTCGGATTCGGCGAGTTCGGGACGGGCGACGGGTCGAAGTCCGATCCGTTCGGGACGCTCATGGACGCGCTGAACTTCATGCCGTATGGCGTTCGACACGAATACATCATGCAAGTCCTACCGGGGATGCATGACGGCGAACCCGGCAATTCGATCAATACCGATCCGCACCGCGTCGGCGGTATCAAATCATGCCAAGCGACTATTCTCGGCGACCGTGATAACCCCGAGAATCACGTAGTGGAAGCGAACCAGTGGAATTTGGAATATACTGGCGTTCCGCTCAGTGCAAAAATCGCGGGCATGAAGGTGCGGGGGACGGTACAATCCTACGGCGGGGCGTTTGCCGTGGAGGATTCGGTAATCGTTCCTAACGGCCGATGGGGGAAAGGAAACAGCTACGCGGTAGATACCTACGACGGGACTGTAATGATTAACCAATCCGCTATCCGCGACGAAGACGGCGAAGCGGACGCCGTTTTTAATCTCACCGACGACGCCACGATTGAACTCGGCGGGAACGTTCGGATAGATGCGGATTGCCCGCTGGTAACGGCTGGTATCGGCGGCGGTAAGCTAACAATCCATCCCGGCGCTGAAATCAACGTTTCCGAAGTGAATACCGAGGGATACGAACCGTCGGGGATTCAGGTAATCGATATAGGTCGGCAAACGTCCGGGCTGGCGGCGGGCAATCACGTCATTCGCCAAGGGCCGAACGGGCGATTCTAACAGCCCGATCAACCTTACGCTCAGTAGCCGTTTTCAGGGCTCGCACCACTTTTGAAAACCGTCGCATAGCCACGGCGAACAGCGGCCGGAACGCGGTCAATAGCTTTAGCTTCCGCTTCTTAGATAGCCGGGCGGCGAAGAACCCAACGCGGTTGTAGCGCGTAATCTCGGGTCCGGGGTCGTGCGCCACTAACTCGGCGTCCAATATCAACGATCGTAGCGGGTCGCTCCCATCAATAGGATCGACGCCCCGACACGCGATATTTCTGTAATAGCGAATGATTTGGGCTTGCGTCGCGCCGGTTTCCTCCGCGAGTTCTCGGGATTCTTCAACGATAATGTTCATACTCCAGTTAGACATATTCGTGACGAGTAACAAACCGGACAATTCACGGCGTGCGAACGGCCCAACGTCGAATTTGCTCGGGTCGGCTTGTTCGTATGGGTCTTGAAGTTCGGAACGATCCATGGCGGGTAAGACGGACCGGGCGGTAATCAAACCAGCGGCGACCGGAGAAATCGAACGTTCGGCGCGTCTTACGGACGGTTTTGCGCGAAAGTAGCGCAAAAGTAAATAGGGTAGCGCGAAAACACGGCTAACGAGGTAGCAAAGCAACGTAATCATGTATCTCGCGCTACAAAACGCATCGCTAAACGGCGAGGATACCCGCGTCGCTTGGCATGACGGCCGGCCGCACCTCGTTACGGGCGTCGTCGCCGTTCAAGAGCAAGTCCTAAAGGGCGAACTCCTACCCCAAGCCGAGATAGAAGCGTCGGCTTCGTCTTTCAACGGGCGACCGCTACCCGTCGGACACCCGGTAAACGAGGATACCGACGAGTTCGTTAGCGCGAACGACCCCGAAACGTGGGATAGCGAAGTCGTCGGTAAGCTATTCGACGCGCGCGAAGACGACGCCCAGCTAATCGGCGAAACGTGGATAGACATTAAGAAGTCTATTCATTTGGGCGAGAACAAAGCCGCGAGATACGCCGGGCCGCTCGCATTAATCGGCCGCTATCTGGAGGGCGGGCTTCAATCGCTCGCCGAAGGCGACGGAACGCCGGATAGCGGCGTCGGCTTAGATATGAACGTCGTGAACTCGCTTTCGGAACTCGCGGACGAACTCGGCGAAGACGCCGAAGACGCGAGCGAGAACGCGAACGACGCGCTGGAGGTATCAACGGCGTACTGGTATCAACCCGACGGGCAAAGCGGGACGCATAACGGCGAAGAATACAAATCTCGCCAGCTAAACGTTAAGCCCGATCATTTAGCGCTTCTACCGACACAAATCGGCGAGTGTTCGGTCGAAGACGGGTGCGGCGCGCCGCGGGCGAACGAAGCCGGCGGGTCGAAGGTTCTCGCCGACGGCGGCAATCCAGCGGACGACGCCGCGACCGGGAACGCTTCGCCGCCCGATCCGTCGGACGAACAATCGTTTGCGTTCGCGTCGGACGAAGACGCGGACGGGAACACGGTCGGCGGCGCGACCAAGAACGACGGCGGCGGTAACGGATCGGGCGACGGCATGACCGACGACGACGCGAAGGGTTTGCTCGGCGGCTTGTTCGAAACGATGCGAAGCTTCGGCTACGATACGCCGGAAGTGGACGACTTCGAAACGGACGAGAACGCCGGCAATTGCGGATGCGACCACGAAACAGGTAACAACCGAATCATGAACAACGACGAACTTGCAAGCCATACGGGGCTTACGGTCGAACAAATCGAAGAAATGAGCGACCCCGCTCGTTCGGCGCTTGAATCGGAAGCCGAAGAAACGCTTTCCGAAGACGGCGACGGCGACGACGGGGCGGGCGACGGCGGTGGCGACGGAAGCCAAGCGTCGGGGAACGAATCGGGCGGCGGGTCGGACGGCGACGACCCCGACGGAACGGGGAACTCGTCGGGCGCGCTGTTCGATTCGCGCGAAGAAATGGGTGAGTTCATCGTTGAAACGATGAAATCCCGCGAAAATCAGAAAGAAGCGGAGGAAGTAATCGGCGAGATTACGACGCTGAACGAAGACGCGGACGCCGACGAACTCCGCGGTACTTCGCTTTCATTCCTGAAAGCGCACCGGGACGCGCTCAAAGAAGCTCAGAACGGCGGCGCTGGCGGCGGGGGCTACCCCGGCGGCGCGTCGGATACCAATAGCGGATTCGCGGGACAAGTCGGCGGCATGACGCCGGGCGGGAACGACGGCGACGAAGACGACGGCTGGGGTAGCGAGCCAATCAGCGCGAATCATGCCGGCGAGGGCGCAATTCCCGACGGCGGCGAAACGGAGGATAGCGAATAATGGTAAACAAGAACAAAGCGCTCATGGGCGGGCCGCCCGCCGGGCGCGAAGATGGCGATGTAGCCGCCGGTGAAACTCTCCAGCCGGCGATGCTTGCGGCAATCGCATCGGTCGGCGTGGACGGCGAAACGACCGAACTCAAAGCGCACGACGTGGACGGCGAGTTTTCGCCGTTCGTCGTGAAAAAGCAAGCATGGTACGGCGACGTGGAAGACGATAGCGCCGAAGCGATTAACGAAACGATCGATGCGGGCGACTTCGTGGAAGCCGCCCGCGTTAGCACGGGCAACCGGATTCTCGGTCGGCTGGCGGAAGATAGCACAACGACCGCGGGGGAAACCCGGCTGGTATCTGACGGGACGGGCGGCGTCCGACCCGTTGATACCGCGGGCGGTGAAATCAAGGATTCGCCGTATTACCTCGCCCGCGAAGCAATCACGACTGCCGTGGGAGAAACGTCGCTGATTATCTTGGAGGTTCTCTAATGTTCGAACGAAACAGTCAGAAACAGAACGCGGTAGACCGAGGGCGTAGAATCGCTACTGACGGCGGCGTGGCGGCCGCGTCCGGCGGCGGGCGAGTGAACGAGCAATCCGAAACGTATGCGGCGGGTCCGCAAACGCAATTCGGCGAAGCCACGAATCAGGGCTTTCAGTCCAAAAACGGCGGCGATTTGGGCTTTCAGTACCTCATGCGGGAACACGGCGAAGCCCGCGATTCGTTCATGGCGAACTACGGCGACCTTCGCTATGATGAATGGAAGGAAATCAACGATCGGGTCATTGAGGTTCGCAAAGAAGCGCTGAATCTCGTCGCCGACCTTCGGGCCGCGGGTCTAACGACGAACGAAGACATTGCGAACCTCGTTACTCGCTGGCAAACGTCGGGTCGTATGTCGGAAGACGCCGACATTACGATGAACCCGGCGACCGACACGAACGAGGAAGACCCCGGCGGCTTCGGTCTTGCTGGCGCGCCGATGTGGATGTTTCAAAAGGATTGGCGAATCGATCGCCGCCTTTTGCTCGCGTCGCGGAACGCGGGCGGCATGGATATTGGTCGGCGGGCGTCCGCGGGCATGACCCGCGCCGTCGCTTCGACTATCGAATACGCCATGCTGAACGGTATCAGTACCCCGATCGATGGGTACACCATGCCCGGCTTTCTGACCCATCCGGACCGCAATCAGGTTACGGGGTCGGGCTGGGCGGACGACGACGGCAACGACGCCGATAACGTTCGGGCGGACTTGCTCGCCGGTATCGAACGGATGGAAAACGACGAGTACGACGGCGGCGGGTACTACCTTTACCTCGCACGCCGCGAATGGCAACGCCTTCGTCGCCTTCTTGCGGACTTCGGCGGCGGGTTCAGCGGCGAAACGAACATGAGAACGCGAATTTCCGAGGAGTTCGACGCGGAACTCGGTCGGGTTCGCGTTAGCAAGCACATCCCCGACGGGCAAGCGCTCATGTTTCAGCCGTCTACCGACGTGGTGGAAGTGGGTATCGCCGAAGACATTCAGCCGGTGCAATGGGAAGCGCCCCACGGCTGGGTCGTCTTCATGAAGATGCTGGCGGCGATGAACCTCAAACTCGCTTCCACCCAAGAGGGTCAAATGGGCGTCGCTCACCTTACCGGGCTGTAAGACCGAACACGAAACGTAAGCGAACACCAACTCAATCATGAGCAAGCAAAATTACCGATACGAGGGAACCGGGCTATCGCTCGCCAGCGGTGGCGTCGTTCGGAACGGCGACGTTATCGCAATCGAAACGAACGAAGACGGCCAAATCACCGATGCGGCGCTCGCGCCGTTCGCGCAATCGTTCCGGGCGACCGACGACGAAACGACCGTCGAATACGACCCGTCGGAAGCCGATCGTTCGGCGGGGGACTTGCCGCCGGGCTACAACGAGGGAACGCCGCCGGGAACACCGAAAGCTACCCACCGGACCGGCGACGCCTACGGCGAAGATACGCCGGAAACGGGCGGCAACCCCGACGCGAGCACCGAAAGCGATACGTCGGACGTTTCCGACCCGGACGAAGCCGATACGAGCGAGGGCGCGCAACCCGAACCGCTCGGTGCGGACGGGTCCGAAGACGGTTCAACCGCGGACGAATCGGACCTTCAAGACGTGAATCTGGAGGAAACCGAGCGCGACGAACTCCGCGACCTCGCAAGCGTCTACGACGACGTAGACGGCCGGCAATCGAACGCCGAACTACGCGAAGCGCTCGCCGAGAAACAAGAACAGCAAGAACAACAGCAAGCGGACGGGTAACATCCGCGAATGGCCGACGTGAATACCGGGGTATCGCCCGACGACGTTCGCGGGATTTTCGAAGGCGAAGTCGCGCCGATTACGAAGGGGGCGTTAGAAACGCACATAGAAGCGGCTTCAAATCTCGTCGCGGACGTTCAAGACGCCGCGCAAGCGACGGGTGCGACGGTCGCCGACGACCGGCTTGCGGACATTCATACGTACCTATCGGCGCACTACGCGACGGCGCAAGCGCCGCGAAAGGAAACCGAGCGGGGCGAATCGTATCGCGCCGACTGGTTACGGGAAACGTCGTATGGTGAGATAGCGATTCAGTTAGACCCGACGGGCGTGCTGAACGACGCGAGCGAGAAACCCGCATCCGTTCGAACGGGTAACGTCCGCGGATCGAAACGCCAGCAAACCCGTCGGGAAACCCGGCGAAGGTATCGATAGCTGGAGCGCCCCGATCATGGTTCAAGTCGGAATGTCCTTGCTCGGGGCCGCGGACGTAATCGATTCGTTTCAATACCTCTTAGGCAAGTTCGAATCGCCCGCTGATTGGGTCGTCGGGACGAACGTAAAATATAGTCTATATGTTGAATTTGGAACTTCAAGCCAGAAAGCCCAGCCCTATCTACGGCCGGCGCTCGCTAAGGTAAAGCGGAACATCGGACGGATCGTATCGTCGGCGTCGTCGCTGAATGAAGCGCTCCGGAATGCGGCGCTCGCTATCGAAGCCGAAGCGAAGCGGCTGGTTCCCGTGGATACCGGGACACTAAAAGGTTCGATAAAAGCTGTGAAAAGGTAAATTATGAACGAACACACCGGAGGAAAACGATCATGGTAAGAAGCGCGACGCGCGCCGGGGCGGAACAAATGATCCGCCGCGAAGGCGAACCAGCCCGTCTTACGAACCAATTCGACACGGGTGATAGAAACATGGACGGCGACCCGGTAACGACGCAAGAAAGCGTTTATCGGCGGGCGCAATTCCGCGAACCTACCGGAAGCCAAGAATCGCAAACGCCGTTCGGCGAATCGGTCGAAGCGGACGCGGTTATATTCGTCCACGCGGATTTACTGGATAGCCGCGACGAAGTACGCGACCAATCGGACGCGGACGAAGCGATAGACGAAACACGGATTGCGCGGCTGGCGGCCAACCCCTTCGATTCGGACGGCAATCGCAAGACCGACGAGAACGGCGACGCGATACCGGACGACGTAATAGACGAATACGAAGTGGTTCGCGCCGTCCGCGAATCGATCAACGGGCTAATCCACATTCAGGGGGTTTTGGACTAAGATGCTGGAGATACCCGCCGATACGCGCATCCGCATGATACTCGCCGACGATTACCCCTTCGGTAGCGCGATTACCGAGAACGACGACGAAGGGTATCGCCAGCCCGAGATTAGCACGGGATGGTGGGATAACCAAACCAGCCGGCCGCAAATAACCGTCACAAACCCATCCGAAGGGGTCTTAGACGGGGGTTCGACCGGCTATACCAGCGGGACGGGAACCGGCGGCGTCGGCCGGATATGGACGGGCTACGCGCTCGTTAACGCATGGGTGAAAGACGACGACATTCGCCTTCGGGCGACCCAATCAACGATAGACGCCGGGCGAGCGTCGGGAAAACAGGTGTCGTATATGCTGGCGAAAAACGCTGCCGGAGTAATCACCGACTACGCGAATGGCTATTACGAGCCCGAAACGGGAAACCTCGTTTTCCGATCGATGGGGGTGGACGAAGTGGAGCGGGTAGCGACGCCCGACCAAGACGACTTGTATCGCTACGAGTTCTCGGCGTTATTTAACCATGCAGACACAAGTGGATAATGGCGTTACCCAAAACCGATGAATGACCGACCGAACCCGACCGTCCGAAGCGACCGACGACGAACCGAGCGACGAACAGCCAGCAAACCGAAACGACGACGGCAGCCACCAGAACGATGTGGCTCAGGCGGCCGAAGACGCGGCAAGTGCGACGGCGCAAGCGGCGGCCGGTATAACCGAGAATCCACGAAGGGAATTAAAGAAACACTCGTATCGGACCCGCTCGCGCATATCGTGGACGCTAACCCTTATCGTGGCGTTCATGTTGGGGTTGGAAGCGCTCTTACCGGGATATGCCCCGCAACCGACTATCGTGGCGTCGGTGCTTGGAACGGTTGTTACGCTCCTAATCCTCCAGCGCAACGGATCGGGCGGCGAAGGCCAAGGTGGAGGGTAAAAATCAGAATAATGGAAACGATGAAAACGAAAATCACTGGCTACAACGGCCAAAACAATGCCGAAGAACAAAGGCCGGCCCGGAGCAATGGTGAGAGGTGATGGTCGAACTTACCGCGGCGCAAAAGTTGATCGTTGCGTTCGGCTGTTCGACGGTCGCGTTACAGCTAACGGGCGATTCAGTGGTACTCGCCGAAGCCCCGGCATTGCTTTATCTCCTATGCTATGCGACGGGCTTGGCGCTAATGGGTAGTATGTGCTATCTGGAGTTTAAGAGCCCGCGGCCGTTTCCTTCGATCATTCTCGCGCCGCTTGGATTCGCTGGCGTCGTCTTTTTCCTACTCGCGTATGGCGCGCAAAACTATATGTTTCCGTATCCCGGCGCGATTATCGGCGTAGCGCTATCGGGGTCGCTGTTCGGCGTCGGCGTCTTCGTCGGCTGGCTATCATGGGGTATCACCGACGAAACGCTTGCGTCACTTAGCGACAGTAGCCCGACGGACGACCCGCCAGAACTTCGAAGGGGGACATAAACATGGGACAAACGAGATTCTATCCCGACCGCAACGACGACGGCTACGGATCGGGGAACGACGACGAAGACGGGGACGAAGAACAGCAAGAGGAAACGAGCGAGGATAGCGCCCGGCAATCGCGCAAATCAAATCAGAACTTCGCGGCGAACCCGTCCGACAAAGACGACGGGAGCGAGGGGTGAAATGGCGGGCGACCCGGTTCGGGCGGGCGTTAACGCGGTCATGGGTGCGGCGGCCGGCGCAACCTATGGTTTTATCGCCTTCGCGCGAAAACGCGAAGACGCAACGCGAGAAACTGAAAGATGGGACGTTCGCAAAGCAATCCCGACGGTACTCGTCGCGGCCGCTATCGGCGCGGTGGACGGCTACGCAGCCGGACCCGAAGCCGTAACGCCGGAAGCTATCGCCACCCGATTAGCGATGTACGGCGGCGTAATCTTCGCCGTCGAACAAGTGTTAAAGACGCTACGCGACCGGCGAGAAAACCAGCGCGACGCAAAAATCCGCGGGATATTAGCCGATTGGGAGTTCCCGGCGGCCGGCAACCGCAACGAAGCCCAAGCCGAGCGCGATACTCCAGTGGACGGCGGTGCGAACCCATCGGACGGACCGAATCGAAGCGAGAACGATACGAACAACGATACCGAGAACGGACCGAGAAATGTGGATTGAGAACACACTAATCCGACCCGACGACGACCCGCCCGGCGAATGGAACCCACCCGAGATACCGGGAAAAGTCGAATGGTCGGATAACGCAAAGGCGCAAGTGAGCGCCGAAGACGGCATAGCCCTCACAACAAACTATCCGCACGTCGTTGATGCGAACGCCGACGACGCGGACGGCGACGAGAACGACGCCCAGCCGGTCGCTGATAGCGGCGGCGACGGTGGGGCCGGCGACGACGCCCAAGACGAAGCCGACGGGGATAGCGACCAATCTCGCGGCGATACGGGCGAGGTGATCGCCACCGAAGAAATCACCGTCGAACCCGAACCGGAAGGCAACGCGGACGCCGATGCGGATAGCAACGACGAAACAGACAGCATCGACACCGATAGCAACATTCAGACCGACACCGATAACGAGGAAACCTGAACATGCCCGAACTATCAACGCCGTCGAATCCGGAAAGTGGACTTCGAAACCACCGAACCCACTTCGCGCGAGAAAAGAAAACGAACCGCGGATACCTTCAAGATGTTCGTGAGTTCTTGCTGTATTCCGACGGCATGAACACCGTGGAGTTCTCGCCGGGCGCATCGATCGAAGAACGGCGCGTCATGAGTAACGCCGATCCGAAAGAGTTCAACCGCGGCCCCGAAAGCCACGAACTAACGATCGCCTACGACCTTTGCAAGTGGTTTACGCAGAACGGGGGCAACGCATGGGACGCGACCTATGACGCCGTTCTTCGGGACGCCGATAACAAACTCGCCAATAGCCATACGATCGTAGACCGCGAAGACAAGCAACTGGTTAACCAGCGTTCCACCCATAGCGGGACGACCGACCGACCACAGCGGCTTTACAAGGTTGCGCGTGGGGCGCTCGCCGACGAAGCCGAGATTAGCGGCGACCCTTCGGATAGCCAGCCGGTCGGCGTCGAACTATCTTACATCGCGTCGCGGATGCGTTCGTTCAAGATCGATCAGCCGACGGACGCCGAAGGCGCGGTAAATCTCGCGGTGGTTTCGACCGATCCGAACGATACGATGGAGGTAATCGTAGAATCGGACGGGGGCGCGACGAACGAACGAGTTACGCTGAACGGCGACACGCTTGTTTCGCTTCAAGAAACCTACGATAACGTGGACGGCTTCGAACTCACGACCGGGGCGGTCGGCGACGTTCGGCTGGTTGTCAACACTAACGACCCTACCGCTCCCGCGGAAGGCGACACGCTTGGCGTTATCCTCGGTAGCGACACTTACGGCGTTACCGGCGAAGGCGATTTGGGCGTCCCGACTATCGAAGACGGTGGTTCGCGCGAATCCGAAGGTGCTGTTCCGGCGGTTGAGACGTTCATCGGCGATTCGATCATGGCGAACGCGAATCCCGTCCCGCACGAGGTTCAATCCGCGACTATCACCGTTGGAAACAACGTCCAAGAAATGGAGCGGTCGGAAGGCTACGGCATGGCGCTTTACGCTCAAAACCGCGATTTGGACCTCGAAACGACGATGTACGGGGAAAGCACTTCGCACGATTACCTCGTAGACCACCTTACCAACACCGCGCGCGACCACCGCTGGAGTCTTCGCGGCGGTGATTTGATCGTGGATAACGCGACGCTCACCGACGCGGGCGACATTACAGCCGAATCCGAACAGGCTGTAATGACGGTCGAAAACACGCATAACGGAACAGGGATTACCGTCACCGAAGCCGCCTAACCCCAGTACCCCGATCCCGGTCTAACCAGCGCTTTTTTGCCGGTAAGTATAAACCCGAACAGCCCGTCTTACGGACCATGGCACGGGACGCTACCGGAGCCAGACGAGTCGATTGGCCGAACGGATTCGTTCGGACGCTGCCGGAACAGCGCGAACCGAACAACTCGTTTCGCGTCACGCTATCGACGGCGCTTGACGAGTTAGAAAACGAGTTCGAACGGCTGGGTGCTGATTCTCACCACTTTTCGACAGCCATGCCGCAGCGAAAAACCGACAGCCGACCGTATGCGAACGCTACCCATCCGGATGATCCGGGGGTAGCGGCATACTGGGTCATGGACGGTGAGCAGTACGCCGTGGCGTGCGACGAGTTTACCCGAGTACGCGATAACGCGAGGTCTATCGGGCTGTATATCCGCGAGAAACGAAAAATGCAATCGCGTCCCGTCATGACGGGACGGCCGGAGTTCTCGAACGCACGGCTACCGTCGGGCGACGACGGCGATCCGGCCGAAGCCTTCGTAAGACCCGATCATGAAATTGTCGGCGTCGATCCGGATGCATCGGAAAAAGAAATTCGGCGGTCCGCACGAGCGGAAATCAAAGCCGCGCACCCGGATACGGCGGGGACTTCGGAATACGAGGTTGTGAGGGTAAAATCCGCGCGCGACCGGCTACTCGGCGACGATACCGAAGGGTAGGCGCGGGGAACGAGCGCCGAACGCTTTCGGAACTTGCTCGTATCTTTTCGCTCCGGTCGAAGGACAGCCCGTGTAACCATACCGTTACACTTATTGTGTCGGGGTGCATTGGGTTAGGTATGGCACGAACGCCTACCCAAGCCGACGACGACCGAACCGCAACCGAGAAGGCTACGATCATGGCGGACATTTACGAAGCGGCCGCTAACTCGCTGGAGTCGTTCGGGTACGACGCGACGGGTTCAGCCAGCTACAACCGAAGACGCCGCCACGATCATATGATGAGCACGGCCCGATCCGCGTTCAAGATGCGCGACGATGCGACAGCGTTCGAGTTCGCCAGCGAATACATCGAAACCTTCGACAAGCTAACGCGGTGCCACGAAAGCGCGTCGGGGAACTACGCGAAAAAAGCGAGCGCCGGCGTTCTTCGCTCGCTCGCGGCCGGGCTTCGCGGCTTCGCCAAGCGCGCCGAGAACAGCGAAGACGTTCCCGGCGAAGAACACCGCGAAGCTATTCACGCGCTCGCCCGTGAGGGGATGGATGCAATGGCGGTTATCCTTTGCGAGGAGTACGAAGGCGTCGGCGACGAACCCGACGCGCCCGAGTTCAGCGTAGACCGAGAACTCGCCGAATCGCTGGAGAACGGCGAAGGGGTCCGCTACGATTACGAAACCGTAGACGGCGAGCGCGTCACTGGCGACGGTTACGTTGCAAAGTCGAACACTGGCGGCGTTCGGATTATTACGGGGTCCGGGCGCTGGGCGCTCCTAACGATCAAACGCGGCGGCGCTGTTTTCGAATGTCGGCGCGACGGCGCGGCGGGCAAGTCCCGGCGCGTCGGGTCGGACGCGAAGGTTGCGCGCGATGGAACCAGCGCGACGGTCGAATACGAACAGCGCACCGGCTGGCAAATCGGCGACGACGGCGAAGCGTAGACGCGGCAAACTCTTTTTTGGAGGGTTCGACGGCGAGCGACGACGCCGAGCGGTGGCTTTCACGCGAGCGTTCGCGCTTGGTGCAATCGCCGGTATCCATAAGGCGCGGCGGGTCTTACGAACGGTCGCAATGAGCGAACAGGACCCGGAACGGCCGAACGAACCCGAGAACGACGGCGGGCCGCCCGCAAGTCACGATAATAATGAAAGCGCCGAGAACGCGCCCAGCGACGGCATGAGCGACGACGCGCCGAACCCCGACGCTACCCCTTCGGACGCAAACAAACACAACGAGCGCGATGTGAGCGGCCAAGACGGCGCTAACAGCGCCGAGGCCGAACTAAAGCGATGGGATGAACAAGCCCATCCCGAACCCGAGTATGCGAACCCCGAAGACTTCGGATTAACTCGGGACGGCGAAGCCGACCGCAACCCGATCGATAAGAATGTTCCCGGCGTCGGAATGTGCAATTTCACGCCGCTCAATTACGGCGACGTTCAAAACTACTTTGGCGATGCTGGAGCGGCGGCCGAAGCCGACCCCGACACGCTCGCCAAGGTAATCCACTTTCACTTAAACGAACCCGACCTTTCGGAACTCAGCGACCGGGGCCGCGTCACGGGGACGCTAATCAAAAATATGCGGCCGATGTACCCGCGAAACGTCGTTCTCGCGCTGTTTGACGCGAGCGGTATCGAAGCCGATTTGCAAATGGATAACGAGGGGAACGCCGAGATAGAATTTGAAGAACCGGGAAACTGAACGAGTTCGACCGTAATGCGGGCTTCATCAATTGGCTTCATGAAAAGGGCTACCGATTCATCGGGGATACATCGTTCTACCGGCTTATGTTCCCTGAAATCCGCATTTTATGGGCGGGCTATCAACTCCAAAGACAGTTAGAAAAGGACGCCGAGAAAGGCATCGATCAAAAAGATCGAGTGAACTTGAAAAAGTTCGACAAAAAGATTCAGTCCGGCGATTGGGAACCCGGCCCCGATCCGTCCGAAACCCGAGAAACCAATACGGTTGAAGGCATGGGCTGATTGGGGGCTGGAGTTCGCGGCCGGCGCTTTGTAGTGGCGGGGCCTACGCTGGCGATAGGCGCGGGGCTTTGGACCCCGAGATCGTCGGTTCAATTCCGACCGCCACAATATCTTAGCCGCTACCTCCTACCGACGTTTTTCGACGCGAATCGCTAAATTAGCGCGTAAGACGGTGCGGCGCGTCTTACCGACCGATTGAGTTCATTAGGAGGGAAACGTATTATAGCGTTCGCGCGAAACGCGAACCATGACGCGAATCGCCGCGAAAACCTACCGCTTTCTCCACCGAGTTCACGGCGTCGCCGTAGGTGTTCGCTAACCGATGTTTGGCGCTGGCGGCGGCGATAATGAAATGGAGGTTAAGGTTACGGGCGATTCACAGGATTTGGATTCTACGCTTTCCCAATCCATCGGGAACATCACCGGCTTTCAGAAAGCGGTCGCCGGCATGGGGGCGGCTATGGCGGCCGCGAGCGGCTACGGGATAGCGAAGGCGGTCGGCGCGGCGTCGAAGTGGAACGATACCGTCCGTGAAATGAAGAAAGTAACCAGCGCGGAAGTGGCCGCCGGGCTGGATCAAAAAATCCGGGATTTGGCCGATGAAATTCCCATAGCGACGAACGAACTCGGCAAAATCGCGGCCGCCGCGGGTCGGTTTGGTGTTAAAGGAACTGAAAATATAACCAAATTCACAGAATCCGTGGCGAAAATGGCGTCGGCGACGGATTTGAGTACCGACGAAGCGGGCGAATCCTTCGCCAAACTCGCCACGCTAACCGAAACCCCTATCCCCAAAATCGAAAATCTCGGATCATCTATCAACGAACTTTCAAATAATATGGCGACTTCGGCGGGTGAAATTACTGAAAACATGCTCCAGTCCGCGGGGTCGCTTTCCTCGCTTGGGGCGACAAATACTGAAATCGCGGCGCTCGCTGGTTCGATGAATGAAATGTACCAATCGGCGAGTATGGCCGGCCGCGGGCTTCGGCGTGTATCCCAAGAAATGACTTCGCCGAAGAAAGTCGGCGATCTGGCGAGCGCTCTAAACATGACATCTGAGGAATTTACCAATATGCGAGACGAAGACCCCACTAAGCTCATGCTACGCATGGCGGAAGCCATGAAGGGCGGGGGTAAACAAGCGGAGCAATTGCGAGGAACGCTCAGTTCGTTCAGCCGAATGGCGCTAACGAACATGGGTAAGAATCTTGAAGATACCCGCAAGGCGCTCGGTATGTCGGCTTCGGCTTTCAAAGAAAACACTTCGTTGCAAGAGGAATTTGAGATAGCAACCAAATCGCTTTCGGCGCAAATCCAGCAACTTCGAAACGCGGTTACGAACGTGGGTATCCAAACGGGCCGCGTGTTCATCCCCTACGTGAAATCGGCGGTAGAGATTCTAACGTCCGCCGTTAGCGCGTTTTCGGAACTCAACAGCGCGACGAACGGCGCGGCGGGCGCGGTCGCGCTGGTTTCCGGCGTCGTCGCGGGGCTATTGCCCGTTCTCGGTTTGCTGGTTCAAACTATCGGTCCGGCTTTGCCCCTAATATCTGGATTGGGTAGCGCTTTCGTCGGGCTGGCGGGTCCGATCGGAGTCGTCGCGGCCGCGGTCGGCGGGCTATACGTCGCGTGGACGCGAAACCTGTTCGGCGTTCAAGAAACGACCCGTTCGGTCGTATCTTCGGCGCGTTCGTCCATCAACGAGTTAATCGCTGGCGTCCGTCGCGGCGTCGAAGCGTTCCGATCCGGCTGGAGCGGCATGGCGTCGTATATTTTAAGCGAGGATGTTGGCGGCGCGCTAACGTGGGTGCGCGAATCGATTCGCTCGGCTTCGACGGCGTGGAACGCGCTCTTGGCGGGGAACGGCCCGAAGTTCCGCGAACATCTATCCTACGCATTTTCCGAAGCGAAGGCGGGGGCGAAGGTGGGGATAAACGGGCTTTCGCAATTGTTCGATTCGCTGGCGATACTCCTAACAGATACGTGGAGCGCGATTTTCGGACCCATGCCGGAAGATGTTCAGAACGCCTTTCGTTCGGCGGCGACCGCGGCCGGGGCTGGTATCGGCGCAATCCTATCCCGATTGCTCGGGTTCAAGGATCAAAGTAAGAGTATGTGGTCGCATGCAATGCGGACAGGAAAAGTGGCCGTCGAACGCTTCATGCCGCTAATCAGTTCGGAACTATCTTCGGGGCTGAACACGCTGGTTTCCCGAGTTCAATCGTTCGGGTCGCGCGTGATGGGGGCGTTCACGGCGATATTCCCGCTTCTACCCGAGCCAGTTCGGTCAGCGCTCACCCGCATAAACAATATATGGCAAACCCACGGCGTCGCAATCCTATCCAAAGCGAGAACGGCATATCAGAACGCGGTCGCCGCGGTCCGCACGGTCGTCGGGACGCTCGCCACAGAAATCCGTAAGACGCTATCCTACGCAACAGGGATTTGGCAAGCTCACAAGTCGAGCGTCATGCGCGAAGCGCGGTTAGCGTACCGGGGCGCGGTTACGTCGGTTCGCTCAGCGCTGGATGGGGTTCGGACGGCCATACGGTCGCGTCTAACGGGCGCGCTCGGGATTTGGCGCTCACATACGGCGAAGGTCAAGGGACAAGCATCAAACGCCTATCAGGGAGCGGCTAACACCGTTCGCGCGAAGTTAGCGCAAATCGGGACGGCGGTGCGGTCGAAACTGTTGGCGCTGGCGAAGTGGTGGAGCAAGCACGGTGTGCAAGTTCGAACTCGCGCGACGGCCGCATACCAAGGCGCACTAAACGCCGTTCGGTCGAAAATCGCGCTGGTTCGTACTGCTATCCAGTCCCGTCTTATACAAATCAGTAACCTATGGACGACGCACGGAACGAATCTCATAGCCAGCGCCCGATCCGCGTACTCGCGGCTGGTTAATACGACGCGGACGCTAATCACCAAAGCAACGAACGTATGGCGCAACCACAGTCAGAAAATCAAAACAGCCGTAACGACGGGTATCGGCGCGGCGATTACCCTATACGCCGGGCGTATCAGCAAGCTCATTACGCTGGTTCGATCCGGGATTACGAAAGCAAGCTACGAATGGCAAAAACACGGGTCGAAAGTAAAGACGGCGCTAACGAAAGTCGGAACGGCGCTCGCCCCATACAAGAAGAAATTAGCGGCGCTCGGTGTCGCGCTAACGTCGTTCGGGGTTACGAGCGGTGCAACCCAGTCGAAGATACTAACGCTCGCCACGTCTATCAGCGGCCGCGCGCTGGGCGCGTTACGCTCGCTCGGGACGTTCGTTCGCGGGACGCTCCTAACGGCGTTCCGTAGCGGTCTTATCCCGGCTATCGGTAGCACCGCCACCGCGTTCACGTCCCGGCTAAAGAGCGGCGCGGGAACGGCGAATACCGCGTTTCAGAAATTAAAGGGCATACTCCTATCCTCCAGCAAACGCCTACGATCCGCACGGGGAACGGCGACGAATCTCGCCACGAAGCTACGCGGCGTTCTCGGGAAAGCGGTATCCGTCCTTCGCGGTCGCTTCGCCTCGTTCGGGTCGTTGATTGCCGGGCGCATCCCCGGACCGCTCAAACGCATTACCAGCGGGGCCGGCCGGCTGGCGTCCAAACTCGGCGGCCCGCTCCTGTCGAAAGTCGGATCGATCATTGCGCGGTTCGGGTCGTTCGCGCTTCGGATTGGTAGCGTCGGTTCTAAGCTATCGCTCCTAACGAATCCGATCGGGATAGTCGTCGCCGCGGTCGGCGGGCTATATCTCGCTTGGAAAAAGAACATCTTGGGTATTCAAGATATAACCCGAGATATATTCAACGCGGTAAAGGCGCTTCTACGCGGCGATATGGACTCTATGCGGTCGAACGTATCCAGTGGAACCAGCCGGATCAAAGAGGCATGGGGTCAGATTCAATCAGTAATTGATACCGCCCGCCAAATCTTCGGAACGGTAAAGTCAGTTATCAAAGATGTTATGAAGTTCCTATGGAGAAATGCGGTCAAACCAGCCGTAGATAGGATACTGGAGATTTGGAACACTCGGGGCGATGAAATCATGGAGTCGGTCGGCGAACTCGTTAGTTTCCTGAAAACGACGTTCAAAGCCGTGTTCGGGACTCTCATGTTCTTGTGGCAGAACTTCGGCGACGAGATACAAACGATTACCAAGGGGGTGTTCGACGTTCTCGGGACTATCATTGATGGGGCGTTGGACCTAATTATTACTTCGTTCGACGTGTTCACTGACATTCTATCCGGCGATTGGGAAGGTGCATGGGATAAGATAAAGGGGTACGTAGACCGCACGTTCGGCCGTATCGGGTCGCTGGTTAACACGTTCGTAGAAACGTTCTTAGGCGTTATTGACGGTCTTGTTGAATCTACGATCGGGTTTTTCGAAGATATGTATAACGCGATAGTCGGGAACAGCGTTATCCCTGAAATGTTTTCGGAAATCAAAAGCGCGACGACGGAATTCATATCCAAATTCCTCGATTTCCTTGGCGGATTGGTCGAAGACGCGACGACGAAAGCCACAAATCTAAAGGACAAGGTGTTCGGTGAGATAGAAACGCTATACAACGACGCGAAGGATAAGGTAGACTCCATGAAGTCGAAGATAGTGGAAACGCTCGGCGGGCTGGCGTCGGATGCGAAAACGAAGGCGGAAACTCTGAAAGACGACGTTTTCAGCGCCTTCGAAACGCTATACGATGACGCGACGGACAAGGTATCTGAAATGGCTTCCGACGTTATGGGTTATCTCACTGGAGATAAAGGGCCGCTCGGCAACGTCAAATCCGCCGGAGAGTCACTAATCAGCGGGTTTGTGAACGGTATTAAGAATAAGGTGAGTGACGTTAAGGATGCGGTAGATAATGTTGTGGGGAAAGCGCGCGATAAGCTACCGTTCAGCCCGGCGAAAGAGGGGCCGCTTTCCGATTTGGACGAAACGGGTCCGGCGTTCGTCCAAGAGATAGCGGGCGGTATCGTCGCTAACACGGGCGAACTTGCCGACGCCGCTCAATTGGCGGCGAGCGCGGCGAAGGTTCCCATGCCCGCGGCCGACGACTTCGGACTGAGCGCGGACGAACTCGCCAGCGCGAACCGACCCCGCGGCCCCGCGCCGGACGGATCGGGCGGCGGGACGACAAACGAGTTCAAAGTAGAAGTCCATGCGAACAGCCGGCGCGAAGGCCGCGAAGCCGCCAAAGGCTTTACCAGCGGTCTACGCTCATATGGGTTTGACTAACGACTTACGACTATGCCACTCAATATACTGGATTCGCGCGTAGACGTGTTTCATCCGGAAACGGATTTGGCGGGCGCAATGGCCGATTTCACCGTAGCGGGCGGGGGCGGGCCGGACGCCGATTTGGTGAGCGTGGACGGCGGGCTACGCCTGTCGAATCGAAAAGACGAAGGTTCGATTCTCCTATGGAACGACGACGGCCAATATTCCCGATCCGACGGCCGGCCGCGCATCCATTCGGGCGACCGACTGGATTTCTACGTTCGGCATGAAGGCGAAAACCAGCCGTCGCGTCGGTGGGTCGTTATGGTTCGTGACGTAGAACGAACTCGGGGCGGCCCGAACACATCCACCATGAAGCTTACCGTAGAAGACTATGCAATGTCGATCATGAGCAAGCGAAAAGTCTATAATTCGTTCGACCGGGTTCAGATAGCCGGAAGCCCCGAATCCATCTTGAATACGGTTCTGAGAAACGAAGCGCCGGCTATCGATCGCTCGCTCATATCAAACGCCGACCGCGAAGCAACTTCGGTTAATTGCGACGGGACGAACCTATTGGACTTGGGCCAAACCCTCGCTCGCCGGGCCGGGGCGCATATGCGTTCGGATGGGACGGCCTTGCGGTTTGCACTTCCGCGCGAGTATCCCACCTATACGCCGGATAAGCGAACGATCGGTAGCGTGAAAAACAAGACGAGCGACGCCGGCATGATTAACAAGATTCGTGTCCACGGCGGCCGTGGTCGTGCCGTAGACGACGAACAGCCGAATCAATCAGGCTATACCAGCGTCGCGCCGGGTAGCCCGGTCATGTTTCAAGTCGGCACGCGGAAATCAACGTTAGACCGGGTTCAGATATGGCTACACAAACAAGCCGAAGATGGGAAAATGGGGGTACGCATCCAAAAGGCAAACGACGCGAACACGGGTCCGATCGAACCCGGCAATACGGACTCAGATATTGATTCGGACACCCTAAGCCATGAGTTCTTGGATAATGATGGGTTCACGCCGTTCGACTTCGGGCAACACACGTTACCCGAACCGAATCCGTGGATAATCGTTGAAATGGAGGGCGATAACGACCCGGCCCAAGAAATCGGAGTGGATTCGAATGAGAATCCGGCATATATCGCCGAGTTCGGCTATCCAATTCTTGCCCGGAAACCCGAAGCCGATAGTACCGAGCGCTATCGAATCCGCGAAGACACGAAGCGCCGAAAAGACGCCCCCACCGAAACCGAAGCGCTTGCGCTGGCGAACGAAGTTCTGAATCACGAATCCGCTCCGGAAAACAAAGTCACGTTTGAAGCCGTCGAACCAGAAGCGCACTATTACGTTCCCGGAGACCGGCTAACGCTGAATTACCAGCGCGAAGGCGCGGTAGGCGAGTTCATGATTACCGAGCGTAGCGACAAATACGAGGGTATGAGTTTACAAACGGACTATGCCGCCCAAGAGATAGGAACGATATAATGAGCGGAAACGGTGGTTCGGGGCGTCCGCCGGGGCTGGGAAAGGGCGAAATGCGAAGCCATGTCCGCGAAGGGACGGACGCGCAAGCGGCGTTCAAAATCCTCGCGGATTTAAAAAACCGTGTCGATGCGATTGAGGAGACTTCTCGCGGCGCGGAACAGACGCCGACGCTATACCGCGACGAGGTAGAAACGGTTCACGTATTCGATTCAATCAGCTTTTCGACGTTCGCCGGGACATACAAGTACGATACCGACCCGACTGTATATGATTATAGCCAATACGCGGACGAATCGAACCGGATTTTTCGCTCATATATCCGGAACATCGCCGACGGCGAAACCGTGACTGTCGCGGCCGGAGAAACGAGGTATGCGGGCAATCCGTTAGATAACGACGGGACGTTAGATAACGACGGGACGCTTATTTATGAATGAATCGATAACAGGGTAGCATGGTAAAAGACGTATTCGGGGACGATTGGGTTCGCACCGTAGATTCTAACGGCAATTACATATTGGAACATGAACCGACCGGAAACACCTATGTATTCGATTCTTCCGGCGCGCTGGCGTCGCCGTCGGTCGGCGTCGGCGGCAACCAGCCGATTGAGGATTTCACGGGTTCGAACCTATCCCGCAATTCAAGCGGCGTTCTGAACGCTAACGATACGAATACCGAGAAAACGACGGACGAGATACGCCAAGCCGTCGAAGGCGACATAGAAGTCACCGATTTACTCGGCAACGCGGGAACGAACGGGCAATTGCTGAAAACCGACGGGTCGGCGCTATCCTTTGCCGACGATAACACGTACTCGCCGCCGCCGTCGGGTATCGTTCAATATACGAGTAACGCGACGGGCTACGACATTAACACAAGCGGGTTTACCGCCGTCCCGTGGGATACGGTCGTAACGCCGAACTCGTCTTACAACCAGCCGACGAACGAAGAACTAGAGTTCACGAACGCCGGGACGTATTGGGTACATACGAGGTTAATGTTTAGCTCAACCACACAGCGCGTAAACCCGGCGACGTTTATGTTCTTGAACGGAAACCAGTTAGAAGGTGGGGGTCAAAGCGGCTATATGCGCACTGCTGACGGGCATAACGATGCGAGTAGCGGGTTCGCTCGTTACGTCGAAGTGAACGCGAACGACAAACTAACGATTGAAACGACGCAACGAGGCAATACCGGGACGGTTACGTTGAACGGCGGCGAGTCCATCCTTTCGATCGAACAGCGGGAATAACCACGACGGCGAACCGCAAAAAACGGCCGCGGCCGCGCCGAAGTGACCAAATCGACGGGGTAGAATTATCTACCGTGGGGCGCAACGGTGGGTATGCCCGAGAACGAGCGCGCGGCGCATCGATCAACGGAAACCGCGGTCGCCGAAGCGAACGTTTTCATCGACTGCTATGAACCCGCCTTACTCCACTATCAGTATCCCGAATGGCCGGCGCTATCCGACGCCGAAAAATCTCGCTTGCTGGAGGTTCCCGCGAATGATGCGAAACCGACGCCCGAAGAACGCGAACAGCGCGAAGCGAGCAACGCGAAGCTAACCAGTCAATCAACGCATAACGTGGCGACGGATGGGCTGTTCGCCGGGTTAGTCGATGGGTTAGACCCGAACACATCCGGGGACGACCCGATTCAGGCGCTCGCGGTAGGCGACGACGCGAGCGCTTTCAATCAGGGAGATTCGTCGCTGAACAGTCCGCTCGGCGAGATAACCGTAACAAACGTAATACCCGACTCCGATGCTGGAGAAATTCGATCGTCATTTTTTATCGGGACGAACGCCTTCGAAAATCAGATATTGCGTGAGTTGGGGCTTAGTTCGCTATCCGGCCGCCTACAAAACCATGCCCCGATCGAACCCGAGATAGACAAACAAAGCGGTGAGAAGGCCGCGACTGTCGCGGTCATTATCGGGTTCGGCCCCGGTCCGTAAGACCCAATCGGCGACATTTGCGTTTTCGCTCGGTAGTTATATTAGCCGCGGAGATATACTGGTACTCATGACCGATTTAGCAATTCCGACGCTGGATGCTACCGTTCGGTCGCTCGTTACGTCGAAGCTGAACCGATTCGGCGCGGGAACGGACGGCTGGATACAGCCAGATTCAAGCGCGTTTCTCGCGGATCGATACGCAGAAATCGATCAAAGCAACGTTCCGCTCGGCGGCTTCGAATATCTGCCGGGCGCATCGGGCGGCGGGTCAGCCGACTTCAACCACGGCGAAGCGGTCGTTTCCGGAGCGTGGGTCGCCCGCGATAGGACGACCACGGTAAGCCTTCCTACCGAAGCAACGACCACGATTTATGTCGGATACGACGCCGGCGAGACGAACACCGTAATTCTCGGGAAAGTCGGGGCGTTCGTTCCCGACGACCCACGAATCCCACTATGGGAGCTAACGACGGACGGAAGCGGCGCAATAACCGGTCAAACGGACTTACGCCGAACCTCCTACGAGATAGACGCCATAGCAAGCCAGTACGATAGCACGGCGAGCGGCGTCGTAGACGACGCCGAAGACGCCCAAGAACTCGGCGGCGAGCCACCGGGCGATTGGATGCGCGCGGATACGAGCGACGAGTTCGAAGCGGTTCCCGCTTTCGGCGCTAAAAACACACCGCAAAGCCCGCCGGGGACGGGTAGCGGCGAAGTATGGCGGGCTGGCGGGTATGTAGCCGATAGTAGCATGGCCGTTCAAGGCGGCTTCGGCCGCGTCGCATGGACGTGGAATTGTTATTATGATAATGCGTCGAACGATTGGCGGTATGAATCGGGTAGCGACTCGGCGATGCTTGTTCTGTTAAGTAAGACAGGGGAAATCAGATTCTTAACGGCGGGTGCTGGTACTGCCGACGACCCGATTCCGTTCGACAGCGTGAACGTCTCAGACGGTTCTATCAAAAGCGATTCGTTCCAATTCACGAACTATCAGACAAAATCAGACGTTCCTAACCTTGTAGAAGGTGAAATGGTGTATGTCTCGGATAAAAAACAGTTCTATTTTGAGAACGGTGTGTGAAAATGACACTCAAACCACTTGGCGGCGGGGGCGGCAAGACTTATCGTATTTCAGACACTCTAACCACCGATTACGATGATTACAGCGAGATCGTTTCGTTGTGGCAAAACACGCTCGTCACTGATCAGGACCTGATGGAAATGATTGCGGCGAGTGAGGAGACGATGCGTGTTCACGCTCGCACGCCGTGGATTATTGACGCGGTGGTGGGGTCGCAGACCGCTATTGACGCGGTGGTGGGGTCGCAGACCGCTATTGAGGCGGTGGTGGGGTCGCAGACCGCGATGGCCATTTTTCTCTCCACTACAGCCGCCACCGATAGCATCTGGACGAGCGCAACAGCAAGCAAGACAATTTGGGACGCAGTGACGCCTTCGAATGCCACGAAGAATTACGTTGACGGTCCCACGGGAAATGGCAAGGGGGTTCAAATCAGTCCGAATGCGGATTTTGAGGGGTCATTGCACCTTCCAGAAATAAATTTGGACGATGCTAATACGATAGCGTTTCAGACGAAACTCGATGCAGCTACGGAAAGTGACGACTATGCCGTGTCTATTAACGAGACAAATTTGTTTCAGATTGACGCTGGGTGGTCAGAACAAACCGCTGATGTATCTGGATTTGGTGGACGGCCTAAGATAGAAGTCGAGAATACTGGGGGAACTTCAGATGAAAAAGCCTCAATAGCCAATATACATCTTTCATAAACAAAGTCGTGTTCAAGTCCGTCCCGATTGGGAATAACCCGCTGATTCTAACGCCATGTTGTCTAATCAATACCGGCGGTCAAAGAGCTTTGATAAAAGACTTATCAGGACTCAAACCCTGTCCGACGGCCGATCCGAACCATGCCAAGTCCAAACACTATCATGACGTAACCGGCGGCGACGACCGGCGCGGTTTGTAAGAGTGAAACGAACACATCGTAGCCGACGATAATGACGCCGAGAACCAGCGCCACCCGGCCGAAAATGACCATCATATTGCTCAGGCCGCGTGCGGGCGCTGTCTCGGTTTCGTCGCTCGCCGGGGGGCATACGTCGCCCCGATCGTTCGGCGGCGCATGAGCGTTGTCTTCGCCGCCACGTTCGTCTGATTCGGCTTCGTCGGCGATAGCCCGGACGCGGGCGAGTAAGTCACCCATCGCTATCACCCATCGGCCCAATCAGTATCAACGGCGGCGTCCCCATCGGCTTCGCCTTCGTTCTCGCTTTCGCCGTTTCCTTCGTCGTCGCGGGAACCCATGCCGACGAGAACGATTGATAGGAGCAAGCCGGCGAACGCGAACGCCAGCATATCGGGCAACCCGATCATGCGGACGAACGCGAGCAATCCCGCGCCGACCGATGCGACGAAAACCACCCATCCGACGAGTTCGATAGCGTATTTACCCCGACTCATGAGTTTATCAACCGTCTTCGGCGTTGTCGGCGTCGCGGTCGTCCGCGCTGGAGGGTACAACCACCGATGCGCTCGAAGCCTCTTTTTTGAGAGATACCGCGGCGTTTCGGGCGGCGTATTCGGACGTATAGCCTTCGCCGCTATCGGCTATTATGTTCCCGTTCGCCGCAACCAACCGCCAGCGCCATTCGCCGCCGCTATCTTCGTATAGTTCAAACTCGCTATTCCGTCCGTCCACGTCGCTCGCGTCGTTTTGATTCTCGTTCTCGCTCATGATCGGTTAGCCCCGCTTGCTTTGGCGGTATCGGTTTCGTCTTCGGCGTCGTCGCCCAAACCACGCCAGATATGGGCGCACGTTCCGCAAACGCCAGCGTCGTCGGCGTCTTGGGAGTTCTCGCCGAGCGGTTCGTCTACCTGTACGAACGGACCCGACGACGTTCGCCCGCATAGCGATTCAACGGGACTATCAGCGCGTCCGTCGCTGCCGTTCTCGCTTTGAACGGCGTCGTCGCGGTAGTAATGCGATTGGTACGGATCGGTGGGTTCGGTCGTATGCATCGGTTCGTCTTACGGGCCGCCACGTAAAATAGGTATCGGCGAGCGCTCCAGCCCGATAGAGTTGGATAGCGACGAACTCGAATTAGACGCCGTAGGCGTCTAATTCGAGCGCCCCGAGTTCGAAGGTTCACCCGGCGCTATCGCTATCGTTTCTCGTCGTGTTCGCAAAAAGTGCAAAGTTCGCGCGACGCTTCGCGTTATTCGTCGGCGTCTGCGTCGTCCCCCGCTGGTTCAGCCGCGCCGTCGGCGTCGCCGACCCCATCGGGAACGCCGTTTTCAACTATTTCTTCGGCGTCGTCGCGGCGAATGTATAGTTCATCCGCGACGCGATACGCCGGTTCGGGAGCGTCCCGCGGGTGTCGGTACACGTCGAAGGCTTCCGCCAGCCGTTCAAGCGCGGCGCGCCCCTCGTAATCGCCAATTTTTACCTCTAATTCTCCCTGAACGATGCCTTCCGCTTCGTGTTCGACACTGATCGATTCGACCCCGACCGAAGGGGGCAGCGAACCGATTATCTCGGCGAACGCCCGCATGAAGACGGGCGCGACGCCTTTGCTCCAGCGGTTCGTTCGCCGGTCGTACTCGTCGCTCATGCGCCGCGCCCCTGTTCGCAAGGATTACATAGCCGTCGAATCTCGCCGGTTTCTACGTTTTCGTATTTAATCACGTCTTCGCCACTACCGCACTCGCATTGGCCGGCAAAGCTAACCGCCTTCCAGTTCGTCATGTTTCGACTTCAACCCCTGTTCCGCAATCCGGGCAATCGCCCGTTTTCATCGCTTCAGCCCCGTCGTCGGCATTCAGCGTTTTCTGACAGTCGGGGCAATAGAGGGATATACGGGTCATGCTTCGCCCCCATCATAGAACTCGCCAGCTACGTCGGTCGGTTCTTTTTCGGATTCCCCGACTTCGGACTTTACCGCGGCGGCGAGCGCCCGGTTCAGCCCCTTAATGTCGGCTAATTCCTCTTGGGTCGCATCGCGTAGGTCGTCTATTGATCGGATACCAGCGTCGTATAGCATATGGGCTTTGTGCGCCGAGATACGCGGGACGCTGGTTAGTTCGTTCAGAACGCCGTCGGGGGCTTCGTCTTTGCCGCCGTGTTCGTCCGATAGCTCAAGCGGAACGAACGCATTACGTTCGTCTTCGCTCATGGATTCGATTGCCTCGTTAACGCGAACGCGACCTTCAACCGAGATAGCCCCGGCCCAGCGTTCGTCCGCGTCGTCGGGCGCGTCGCGGCGCGTCATGAGTCCCTTGCGGTATGCCGACCCACCCGACCACATTCGATAGGTAGCCAGCCGGTCGGTGAGCGGCGTGCGCTCGGCTACGTCGCTCGCTGTATAGTGTTCAGCGTAGGGTTGGCGTGCGAGCCATTCGAGGAACTTGAACAGTTTCGTATCCGCAAGAAGGGGTCCGTCGGCGAGCGACATATCCGGCGGCCGGCTGAACTTAGTTTTCTCCAGCGGTTCGGTGGGTAGTCGCTCAATCACCGGATCAACGCCGTCTTGGCCGCTCACATCGCGCTCGTTGTGTTTGTTTGCGTCCGAAGGGGTAGCGTCGGGGTTCGGCGCGTCGTCGCTCATGCCGTCGCTGGGCGCGTTCTCGTCGCCGTCCGCGTCGTCGGACCCGTCGAGAAAGCTCACTTCGATACTCGTTTGCTCACCCGGCGGGTCGTGACGCTTGGATACGTCGGTTTCGTCGGCGTTCTCGCGCCCGCCCGCGCGTGGGGCGGATTCGTCTTCCGAACCGTCGCCGTCGTCGGGTTCGGGAACGTCCATTCCGACGCCGGCCGCGAAGCCTTCGGGGTCGTTCTCGTCGTCTTCGCCATTGATTAACTCGTCGGGAATCCCGCCGCTTTCCTCCATTATCTCCCTCATTTCAGCAAAGAACCCCTCCGCCACGTCTTCGCGCTCGGCTTGCGGGTTCTCGCTGCCTTCGTCGTCGTCCATCAACCCCGTCAAGTCGTCCGGCGCGAACGGTTCGCCGTCTACGTCGGTCGGTTCGTCTTCGTCGTCGCCGAAGCGGGCGGCAATAGCGTCCACTTCGCCGGGCGTAAGCGGCCGCTCCACCTTTTCGGCGTACTTCAATGTCGCCGCCATGCGCTTCGCGCCGGTGCTTGGCGACGCCGCCATTCCGGGTATCATATTGGCGAGCGACTTCGGGATGTAAGACGGACCTTTCGCATCCAGCCAGTCACGGAAGTCCATCGAACAGCCCGCACAAAGCGCGAACGGTTCGCTCGCAGGTTCGGTGATTTGAACCCCGCCTTCGTTCATCCCTTCGCGTCCGAACTCGCCGTTCACGACCTCGTAAGTTCCCGTCGAAACTTCGCCGCCGCAACGGGCGCACGTTTCGCCGTCCGCACCGTTGATTGCTCCCTTCATTGGTCGAACTTCGAACCCCAATTGATTGTCACGCCAGTACCCTCGCAATTCTCCGGCGTTTTCGCATGTTTCACCGCTTGAAGGATTCGGGCGGCTCGGTCGCCCAAATCAATTATAGCGGCTTCGGAAACCGCTTCGTCTTCGAACTCCGCGGTAATGTCTATACTGCCGTCAACCCCTTCGATCGATATTCCGTTTCGTTCGTGTTTCGTCATGATTGCGTTCCTCCGCTCGCATCCGCGCCCGCGTCCGCGTCGTCTTCGTATTCGTCGCATCTTGGTTCGTGGCTCAGTCGTTGATCTTCGGTAAGGAACCCACGGCCGCACCCACGGCAAGACGGTAGCGTAACCGACGGGTGGGGTTCTTGCTCCAGCCGCTCGGTCGCACCGGGCTTCCGATCGGTACTCATACCGAACCACCGTAAACGTCGGCAAGGCATGACCCACAGATTTGCACCTGAACCCCGCTGGCTCGGTCGCGTACCAGATAGTACGCGGTGCGTCCTTCGTCGCAACCTTCGCAATCGCCATACTGTTCGGCTTCGTTCTCGGGGGCGTCGCGCTCGTCGGTCATGCAATCACCTCGTTATCGTTACCGCTACCGTTCTCGTCGCCGGATTCGCCGGATTCGCCGGATTCGTCGGCTTCGTCGTCGCCGTTCTCGCTGGCTTCCTGAAACATGTCTCTTAGCCGGTTCTGAATCGAACCGTATTCTTCGACGGCTTCGCGCGTCGTTTCGCGCCGCTCGTTCAGCGTTTCGCGCGTTTCCTTCGCTTCCAAGCGCGATTGCTCCGCAAGACCGGCGCGCGCCGAATCCAGCGCGTTATTCTCGGCGGCTCCGGGAGTGCTCAGGATTCTGTTTGCCGTCTGAACATGGCCGCGAATCGCTTGACCATCGGTCTTGCTGGTAAAGCCGTCGGCGAGCGTTACTGATAGCGCTCGGTACAACTCCCATGCCGAAAGCGTGGCGTTCGCGGTTGACCGTCTGCCGTCCGGCAGACGGTCGCTATCCACGGCGTCGCTGGCGACGGTGCTGGGGATACCGTTCGCTTCGTAGAACTCAATCGGCGAATACGGTAGTTCGCCGAACGGGACGCGGTACTCTTGGGCTTCGCTGATAACGCGAAACAGCGTTTCGCTCACCGTATCCAGCCCGTCGATTATCTCGCTATACCATGCGGCCGTTTCGCTCGCGCTATCGCCTGATTCTTCGTCGGCGCTCTTTCTATGGCGACGGCGACGCGCTTCGTCCAAATGGCGCATGGTCGCGCCCGTGCTCATGTCGAAGGCGATAGGCGTGGCGTACAGCGTTTGGTTGCGAAAGTAGTCCTTTCCCGTCGTGATACCCATGACGAACGCCGCGTCCGATCCGTTGGCGTCCTTGCCGTCGGGTATTGTCACCTGATACGAGGGAAAGAACACGTCTACGTGGACTTCGCCGCCGTTCTTGTATTCCCGAGCCATACCAAACACGTCGGGGGATTCGTACTTGCCGGCGTCTTCGCGCTCGTTTAGCTTTCGCCGAGCGGTAGCGAGCAACGGACCGAACGCTTCGGTCGGCGTCACTACGTCATACGAGCGCGTCGGGACGTTCCACGCGGCGGACTCTTGTGGGCTATCCTCAAGCCCGTCGCCCAGCCACGCGGGGTTAACGACCGCGGCGTTCCGTTCGATTTCTACGTATTCGCCGCGTTCTTCGTCCCAATAGAAGACGGGCGTAGCCGTCGCCTTCGGTAGCGCCTGAATCGCGTTCTGGAGGGAGGTCGCCGCCTTCGTCTTACCCCCATCCATCATTTTCAGCGCGTCGCGGAACGGGTCGGGCATGTTCTCGGGGTCTGTTCTACTGTTCGAATCGATCCCCACAAAGGGGCGGGTTAGTTGCGCGTTCATGGATTACCTCACTACGATTACCGCGGTTGCAAGCGCGACGACGCCAGCCGCCGCGCCGACTATCAGCCGCACGGTCGAAACCTCGCCGTCCAAAACGAACGCGGTAACGATCGAAACGGCGAGAACGTAGACGACCATCGCGGTCGCATCCCGCCGCGACCATATCGAAGCGCTCGCGGTACTGGGTTCTGGTTTGATCATCTATATCGCGTTCGGACCGTCCCCGAAGGTAATCACCGGGCAATTGTTACAGGTATAGATTGCGTACCCGTAGCCCGTGTCTACCTTCGTATCAAGTAACTCACCGGGTTCTTTACAGCCCGGACAGGGGACGACATCAAATTGTCCGTCGGTCATTCGGTGCTATCCTCCAGCGGGTCGTTCGGACCGAGGATTTCAGCGCCGCCGTTAGGATTCGCTACGATTATCGGGTCTACGTCGTCGGTCGCCGCGTAGGCCGTTCCGTCGTCGGCGTCGCCGCTACCCTCGTAATCGCCTAACGTGGCTTCGGTCCGTGTTCGGTCGGATACCATAGCGTTCAGATACGGGGTCCGTTCCGCTACGTTCGCCCGTATCGGTCCGTAAGACGGACCGGGGCATTATAAAACTATGCGTTTAGATATTCCCGCTGAATCCATTTGGCTATAGCCAAACGGCCATTGCGGTATAACGAAAAGGCTTCGGTCGGGCGATACCTACGAACCGACGACACCGACGAATCAGCTAATACACTCGGTCGGTGTTCCGATCGATTTGCTCGCGGTACATCCGAACCAGCAATTCCGTCATGTCTGACATACCAGCGTTCACGTAGCCGTCGGGCGCGACTTCTCCGCCGTCGCCGTTCAGCGCGGGGGCGTCCCGTCCGGTTTCGAATTGCTGTTTCATCTTCGCGCTGGAGATAGACCCGACGCCCATGCCAATGACGCGCGTTCCGTCCGCGCGAGCCCCTTGAACGACGTTATTTACCTGTTCGAATTTGGTATCGCCGGGGTACTCGGCGGTCGGTAGCCACTTCCGGGTCGCGCCGTCCGTAATCACGATTAGCAGTTTTTCGCGTTTGTCCGATCGCTCCATGAGCGATAGCGTCTCAATGATACCGTGACCGGTCGGCGTTCCGCCGGTCGAAACTATCGAATCCAGCATTTCAGGCTTGAACGCTTCGTTCGGCGCGGTAATCAGCCGCGAGTAGTTCCCGCTGTAACCCGTACTGTACGCGGACGCTACGAGTTCGTCGCCGGTTACGTCGGTCGCAATCGATAACGCGAGCAACGCGGCTTTCGCCTTAACTTCGGTCATGGACGAACTCATATCTACGCAAACGCCGATACATAGGTTGCCGAACGTTCGAATCTCGCGGTTCAGGTACACGTCTTTGTGCGCGTAATCGCCGCTCATATGGCGATTGACGCCAGCCATGTTCATCCGATTGCCCCGCCGGTCGGGGCTATCCCGCGGCATACTCGTTAGCTGGCGAAACGCTTCGGCGAGTTCGTCGTCTAAGTCGCGTTCGGATAGGTAGCTTTCCACGTCTTCGTGGGGAACGCCTTCGTTGTTTTCAGTGCGTTCGTCGCGCTGTTTGATTCGCTGTGCCATGTCGCTTTGCTCGCGGCGTTCCTGTTCGCGTAGGCGCTGGGCGCGCTCGCGGGTTTCCTCGCTCGGCGTTTCGTAGCCGTCGGTCGCGTCGTACCAATCTCCACAATCGCCGTCTTCGTCCGCGCGTTCCATCGCCCCGAGTTCGTCGGCTTGTTCGTCGGTATAGTCGCCGGATTGATTCGCGTCGCTTTCGTCGCGGAAGCCTTCGGGTGACGCGCCGCCGGGGTCGCTATTCCCATCGTCGTCCGCGTCGTCGCCGCTGGCGTCTTCGTTCTCGGCGTTCTCGCCTATGGAGTTCTCGCCGTCGCCGTCGGCAGTGGTATCCCCTTCGTCTCCAGCGTCGTCGCTTGTGTCGTCGCTCACGGCGTTCTCGGCGTCCGGCTGTTCGTCCGCTTCGTCCACGCTGTTCGCGTCGCCCCCATCGTCCGACCGATCGTATTCTTCGAAGTCCGCGGTCGCGTTCCCGTCTTCGTCTACGCGAGCGTCGGGATTTTCATACGAAACGGGAACCGGATCGCCGTCTTTGGGGTCGCCTTCGTCGGCCGGCGTCGTATCGATTTCATCCAGCAATTCCGAATCGCTGGGAACATCCGCCGAATCCAGTATGATCTTCATGGCGTCATGCGCGTACCCGTAGCGCGCCGTCGCGTCGTCTTCATGACGCACCTCTTTCAGCAATCGCCGGAGTTCCGCGAGCGCAATGCGAACGTCGTCGCTCACTGATTCGTCGGTTACGTCTTTCGCGTATCCGGCGAACGATATTTGCAAGAAGCCTTCAACGATTTGCTCAACGTCGGTCGCCTTCGATGTGAGCGGCGGCCGCCTATGGCCGTTACTCATGATCGTTTTCGCGGCGAACGCTTGCGAACGCCGAAGCCCGGCGTAGCGCTTGCCGCGCGTGAAATCGATATAGGCGTCTTCTACGACGTTATAAACGACTGCCGCCAGCCCCGTGTTGCCGGGGTACAGACGCGCGAACCGCGCCTTATCGCTCAAACCCGATTGGCGGTAGTGTTCGACTTCGTGCGAAAGCGTATCGGTCAGAATACGCAATTCGTTCGCGTCCGAAAGGTTGCGGCCGAACACCTCTTTAATATTGACGCCGACCGTAATCTCGGCGTCGTCCACGAGGTGATTGTTCTCCGGCCGTTCGATTATGCCCGGATCGACGGGCTGGATGAACGACCTATCACTACTGAGTTCGACCGGAATCGCCTTCCGGGTATTGTAGGTTCGCGTTAGCGACTGTAACAACCGTCGCAATGGTTCGCTGTCTTCGTTCATGGCTTAGGTAGCGCCGTGTTCGTCGGCGCTTATCGGTCCGTAAGACGCGCCGGGGCATAAGTGTTTCGCGTCTCTTTGCGCAAGCGTTCGCACTCGGCGCGAAACCAGCCGCGAATCCTACCCGCATCGAACCCCATCGTTTCGCATGGAAAGCGAATTGGACACTATCGGACGTATGGTATTCGAAGCGACGCCTGAACCGACACCTATCTCTAAACAGCGATAGAACGATATGAATGAAGGGTATGCCGGTTTATGAACGCTTAGGCAGCGCTTCCGTCCGAATGAACTTCGTCGCGCGCTTCGACGTAGCCTTTGCAATCGGGACACTCGCGCAACCCGGATGCTTCGGTCGGCGCGTCGGCTTCTATCTCGCTCCAGCCGCAATCGTCGCACCGTAGCACCGTCGTTTTCTCGCTCGCGCGGTCGCTCGTATCCTGAATATAGGCGTCTCCGTCGAACGGCGTTCCGTCGAAGCGCGTCCGAATGATTTGAAGAACTTCGTCCGCCGCTGAACCGTTCTCTCCATGCCACGGTGCGACGACGTAGTTTTTCCCAGCGCGAACGATCGGGCTATCTATCTCCGCTTCGGCGTAGGCTTCGCTCGCGTTCGCCCAATCTAAGAGCGTCCCGGTCGAAACCGACTTGCGAACGTCCGAATCTTGCGGGTCTTTCGCGCGTTCCCGAACGTCGTTCGCCGCATCAACCATATCCTGAGCGAGTTCGTAGTTCGCGCCCGTCCGATCCGCGATAAGCGCCGCTTCGCGTTCCGGGTGGCCGTTATCGCGGTCGCCGAGATAGTCCAAATAGAACTTCGCGCCGTAGCGTCGCCGCTCGGCAAGGTCTAACTCTTGGGTGGCGTAGCCGGGGCCTTCGTTCATCGTCGCAATCACGACGATGTTCGTCGGGTCGCCCCGGATCGTTTCGTTCCCGATTGCCGGGATGGTCACGCTACCGCGGTCGTCTAACGCGCTGAATAGCGCCGCCTTCGTTTGCGCTGGAGCGCGATTCACTTCGTCTATCAGCAAGACGACGGTGTTCTCTTGACTGAATCGAAGCGCCTGCGTAACCGGACCGGGCTGGTAAAACGAGTTCGACCCCGAGAACACGGGCGTCCCGACAATATCAGCCGCGTGGAGGTCGGGGCTACCCTGAACGGTAATCAGCGCCCAATCGTTCCGCGCGGCGATATGGCGAGCGAGGTGGGTCTTTCCCGTCCCGGTATCTCCCGAAACGAGCGCCCGCACCGGCTTGCCAGTGCGCTCGCGTAGGTCTATCTCCGCGTTTAGTTCGCGTAGTTCGCCGCCGCTCGGGACGTAATCAGCAACGTCGTCGGGGACGAACCGATCATATTCGTCGTTCCACACGGCGGGCATGGCTTGCTCGCCGTCGCCCGGCTGGTTCGACCCAGCCGGCCCGGCGTCGTTATCGAACGCTGCACCGTCGCCGAGCGCGCCGCCAAGCGCGTCGGCGAGTTTCCGAACGTCTACGGACCCATCGCCCGATGCGTCCGCTTGTGTGACGTTCTCAGCGCTCGTATCGGCTTGCACTTCGGGATGGGTTTCGGCCGGGCCGACCGAATACTGGTATGACCCGCCAGAACGCTCGCGGGCGACCGAGTTATTCGGGTCTTCGGCCATTTCCTTCAACGCCCGCCCGACATGGCGGTGGTCGAGTTCTACGAACTCGGCTATCTCTTTTGCTGTTCTCCGGTCGTCGGCTATCGCGGCGCGGACTTCGCTTTCGTTCATGGCTTAGGTAGCGCCGTGTTCGTCGGCGCTTATCGGTCCGTAAGACGCGCCGGGACTTATAGCTTTGCATTGTTCGCGCGAAACAACGTAAATCAGGATTGCGCGCGGCGTTCGTCGGCTTTTACGGGTTCGTAAGACGCGCCGATAGGACTAAGATGCGGGCCGCTGTTCGTCTGAGTTAGCCGCCGGAAAGCGGCGAACGGTGGAGCGGTTCGCCGCCGAAACACAACGACATGACGCAAGGACGCTACGATGGGGTTCGGGATGAACCCAATCGGCTAATTGTCTTCCGGTGGCAAAAGCCTACCGGCGACGAACCAAAACCCATGCCATTCCAAAACTATACACCGAAGACTCAAACCAGTCTGAGCGGATCGGATTCAAGCGAAACGGACGATTCGGACGCGAACGATCAACCGAATAGCGCGGAACTATCCGAAGACTTCCGCGCGGCGCTCATGAATCCCGGACCGATCGAACTCCGCAATAGCGAACACGCCCGCATGATCCGCGCGCATGATCCGCGCGACCGGGAATGAGGATAACCCGCGAATCGTCGGGCTGGAGAACTACCCCGACGCCACGCCGCGCGACGACGGCGAAGGGGATAGCAATGAGTGAGTACCGCAAGAAAGCGCCGAAACCCGAGCCTGATTGGTTTTGGTTACTGTCCGGCGGTATCGATTCGGTCGCCGCGTTCCTTCTAACGAAGGACGCGCTCGCCGAGAACTTCCAAAAGCGGCCAATAGCGATATACTTAGATACTCGCGTCGGGTTGCCGATACAACGGTCATACGTCGAACAGGTATGCGACCGATACGATGTTCAGCTATGGACGCTTAGGACGCACGAAAAGTTTGAACGCCGAGTTAGCGGGGCGGGAAAGTTCGACGGACGGGACGACGCGGGCGCACCGGGCGGCGCGCAACACAAGAACGTTCAGAACGAACTAAAGGGTCGCCAGCGCGACAAAATAGCTGATTTGTGCGACGGCAAACCGATTTTCATTAGCGGGTCGAACAAGAGCGAATCGCCCGAACGCGCGACGAAACCGAAAATCGAAGAACGTCGCAAGATGTGGTATTACAAGCCGGTTTACTCGCTTTCAAAGGCCGATTGCGCCCGGATCATACTGAACCATGAAGATTGCCCGATCAACCCCGCATGGTCATACAACCACGCAACGGACTGTTTTTGTTTGGCGAATGGCGACCCTTCGGAATTGGATAAGGTAGAACAGCGGTTCCCCGAGTTCGCCCAGCGACTTCGTGAATTAGAAGAATCAGCGGTCGGCGACGGCGTTCGTTCAATGCTTGGATGGGACGGTTTGAGCGCGAGCGAGAAATCGGCCAAAAAAGCCGGCCACGACCAAATGGAACTTTGTAGCGAGGGATGTTCCCGAGCGCAACCGACACCCATCGTGGACGCTTTCGAAGCCCGAGCAACCGGATCGACGGTTGATGAATCACTTACAATCTTGGGGTCGCAATGATCCGTCGAAGCCGCTTTTGGATGGAAAAGAATAGCCGCAACTCTTTTTAGAACGGCCTTATCGCTATGAGGTAGCTATTGAAACGCGAACAAAGGAACAGCGAACGATCGCCGTTCCCGCCGCGCAAGTAACCCAGCGTCTCGTCTGACGCTGTTCCTTCGTTCGCGTTTCGGTGGCATAAGCATATCGAAACCATGAATGAAAGCCCAGCCGACGAAGACAAAAAGAACTTTCAGCAATTGAAAGAGGAGTACCTGAAAGACCTACGATCGACCGAGAACCGCGACGAGTATGTTGCTAACGAATTAGCGAAGTTTGAAATGTCCCGTGATTGGGCGAACGACAAGGTAGATGAACTAACCCATGAAGTCGAATTGCTAAAGGAAAATCAAACCAACACGCCCGACGAACGGCTTACGAAAAAAAGAATGGCCGAACTCGTCGCGTTAGACCGGCTGGCGCGGTCGGTAGGATCGGGCGGTTCCTTCGGAGGGTCGGTCAAATACCGCGAAGCGGCCGACACGACAGAAACCGTTTTCGGGACTGAAATCAACGCGGTCACGGTCTACGATGCTTTCAACGCTATCGCCGAAAAGCACGAAGGCGTGAACGTAGGAGAAAACAAAGGCGGCGATAAGTGCTTGCGAGCATCAAAAGACGGCATTACCCAAGCCGCACGGAACGAGGTAGCCGCTTTCCGCGACGAGTACCTGAACGAGTAACGGAACAGGTAGCGGATCATAACGAGCGCGGCCCCGTTAAACTTCATCATAACGGCCATGACGGGGGCGACCGTTCAGCGAAGGGTTTTTGGTGTTAGCTAATCTACGGATAGACGCGAACCCGCAAAACCGCAAACACTTACCTTACTAAACTAAGGGTTCGTTAGCGGTGGGTAGACTGCCTTTGCTTGCTAAGCTATCGTCCGTTCAGTTCCGTAGCCGGTGGTTAGCCGTTATGATGAAGTTTAAAGGTCCAAACGCTAACAAATCTTCGACGGCCGTTAGAATCGTTCTCGGGGCAATCCTACTCGTCGGGGAATACCTGTTCTTCGGTCGGCTTTTCTTTGTTCAAGTCCATCAATTCGACCTTACCAGTCATTCCCGTGTTGATGAATATACCCCGCGTTCCGCCACCGCCAACTTTGCCCGCCTGTTCGACCACGCTCTCTTTCACCTCGCGCCGCTCGTACTCGTTGAATTTTTCCAATATGCGACGGACGAACTCGTTACTATCGATGTGGGTAACGGGTTTGCCTTTTTCTTCAAGTATCTCGCTTACGACTATCTCCATTTCAACCCGATCAACCCGTCCCGGCTCGGTTTCGCTGTTTCCCATGCGCGTCTTACGAACCGCCGAAGTGTATAACCACCGGCTAACCACCTTCGTCCCGGTAGCTATATCCCTAATTGGTCCGTCTTACGTCTTACAAGCATGGCCGAACAACCTCAAACCGAGACACCGGACGGAATACCGGAGTTCGTGAACGACTTCTTTGCGTTCGTGGAGCAATTCGAAGACCTCGAAAGCGTCGCAACGACGGACGAAGCGAAGATACTCGGCGACCGCGATAATCCCGAAGCGGGTCGCGTCATGATCGATTTGGAACTCCCAAGCATCCCCCAATCGGTGCGGGACGTTCTAAACGAACACGACGCAACGATAGCCGACGCGAACGCCTTCGGGTCCGTCCTATCCGTAACCGCTCGCCTTTCCGCACACGACGATACCGGCGACACGAACGATACTGATACCGCGGCCGAAGACGCCCAGCCCGACGAACCGAGCGACGAACCAGCCGCACCCGAATCCGACCCAAATCCGACCCAATTCGAAGGCGAACCCAAACTTCAACCAGTCCCGAAGTTAGAACCGTTCGAACGAATCCAAACCCGGCCAATCTATCGATCCGGTCATAGCCCGACTATGACGCTGGATAAAGAGCTATTAGCGGCGAGCGGGCTATCGCTTGGCGACGAAGTTAGCCAATACGCTACCGACGGCCGCGTATTGCTCCTACGCGACGACAAAGACCCATACGAAGACTCAGACGAAGACGACGCCGAAACCAGCAACGAAACGAACAGCGGGAAAGAGGATGCCGAACCATGACCGAGAACGTCAATAACGCCATGATCGAATGTAACGAGTGTTCGATAGACCGACCGATACAAGAAATACCCAAGGACGAAACCATAGAGCTATGCGAATATCACCAAGCGAAGGTAGAACACGGTTTCAAGAAAATCGGTGACGCCATGAAGCGATTCAGTGACGCCGCCAAGGATTTAAAAAGGGGACCGTATCAATGAACGACGTTCTGACGGCGTTCCCGCTGAACACCGCGGCAACCGGCGAACCGATCATTCCCGAGTTCCCGCTTTCGGAATTGCTGGATTCGGTGGGGCTGGAGTTCGGACGGATCGAAACCCATGTAGTGAACAACGAAACGCCGGGCGAGCGCAAGCGCTCGTATCTCGTCCAAAAACTCGGGATTGATACGACGAACTACGAATCCCGCAACGACGTATGGCCGATTCACGGCTGTTCGTGCAAGGCGTTCAAATTCCAAGAACTACCCTACCCCGAAGACATAGAAGACGCGCCGATGTACGGGATAAACAACGACGTAGGCGCTTGTAAGCACATCAAAGCGGTCATGAAGGCCGACCGAACGATAGAACAGCGCGACGACGACCAAAGCGGAATGGATGGATTCGAATGACTGAAATCAGCGCCTTCGGCTATTCAACGCCACTGGCAGCGCTCGGTGCAATCGCGTTCTTCGTCGGTCTGTTCTGGTTGATCCTATCGTATGATGAATACTACGTCGATCAACCCGGACCGGGGCTTACGATCCAGCGGAGTCACCGGTGGAGGGTTTCAACCGCTGCAATCGCAACGACGCTGTTGGGCGCGGCGACCGTCGCGTTTGAACTGATAGCGGCCGTAGTTCAATGACTGAGAACGATAGCGATAGCCCGAGCGAAGACGCCGAGAACAACGAAGACGAGTATATCGTAACGACGCAAATCCGTCGCAACGTAGACGTAGAAGTAACGGCCGAATCGCAACAAGATGCGCGCGAACTCGCCGTAGAAAGCGCCCAAGAGGTAGCGCCCGCCGGCTTCGTCGTTAGCCCGATCATAGTCGAATACGCCGAAGGAACACATTCGAAGCGAATCATGGATAACGTGAAACGCTCGGTCATAGGAACCGACGGCGAACCAGCCGATTCGGTACAACGCCGGACCGACGACGAACCGAACGAAAACGACGAAGCGGAAACGGAAGCGAACGATTAATCCCCCATGCCACGCACCCATACTTTAGAATTTGACCGGCTGGATAGTGCAAACGAAGCGCGAAAAGTCGCGGGTCCGTGGCTCGCCGAATCCGACGACCGACGCCTAACCAAGATCGAAGTCCAAACGACCGTTCCACACGACGTTCTCGGCTTGCTTGAATGGCGCGAATACCGATCAACTCCCAGCCGACGCTTCGGCCAATCAGCGCTAACGAGCGCCGAACGCTACCACATCAGGCTACCCAAAACGGAAGCTGGCGGCGCGAACATCTTCCACGCGCGTAGCTGTAAAGCGATAGCCGAAAAAATGGAGGTGTCCGACTGGGTTGCGCATTACGACCCGACGCTAACGGTAGACGAACACTTTGATGTTTACGAGGGCGTCAGAACTGACGTTCCTCGCTCGGTCGTTCCCTCGTATATGCGAGGAAAGGGGTAGCCCGCTGGATTCATATACCTACGCGAGATAGGTACAATCGCCCCTTAGATGGGGCGGCTTAGGTAGCGTGTTCGTCGGACCCCTTCGGGGGTCCGTTCCGCTATAAATCGCCCATGAGCGCCCAGCCCGGCGTTCGCCGCCCGCCGAGACGCCGATACTCTTATGCTAACTACGCCCGACGCAACGAACGCGAACGGCGTTTACTGTCCGCGTCGTTCGCCAAAGCTCCCACCCTGTAATCGGGCCGCGCCGACTCGTGGGCGGCGAAGCGGTTGATTCGCGGCTTTTCTCCGCGATAGTCCGCGTTCGGCCCGATTTTCAACCCAGTCCCGAGAACCTACCGGCGTCTTCTTGCGGGCGAGTTCCCGTTATTCCTATCAGTACCCGACCCGTCTTACCCGCATGGCGAGCGCAAACAACGACGGATCGGACGCCGACGAACAGCTTACGCCGAACGGCTACCGGGACGAGTTCGACGTTCCCGATTACGTTCCCGCCGACTACGACGGCCCGGTAGCCCGCGAGGATAGCCGCGGCGAGGTTCGCCGTCTTTGCTTGGTCGAAACCAACGGGACGGGAAAACCGTGTTCGAACTACATGGATACTTGCCGATTTCACGATCATACGCTCGGCGAACTCAAACCAGCCGATGAACGTCCCGATAACGGTGCGCCGCTCAAACTCGTATCGGACGACAAAAACGAGAGAAAAGCAATCGAAGGCGCGAAAGACGGTCTACGAATCCGTGACATAGCGGCGCTTTTGTCAACTACTCAGCCGACGCTTTCAAACGCGATTAACCGAGGGAAAGCGGTTCACGATATACCTGATTCAGAACTATCTGACAAAGAAATCCGGTTCAAGTCCTTCTTTAATCGCTTCAAGCGCGCGTGGGGCGTTGGGACTGAACGGCTGGTTCAGGGCGCGCTCTACGACGACGACATAGATACGCAAGCCGCGACGTTCATGCTGGAGCGCTCGCGCGATTTCATCAAAACCGAACGGCGAGAAGTTGACGCGAATATCACGAACGACCGCGACGACGACGAAGGATATGAAATCCTGAACGCCGAAGGCGGCCGCGTCCATCCCGATCGGTCGCAAGAAGCGCGTCGCAAGCGCAACCAGAAAGCCCAGCGCGAGAAACAAGCCGAAAGCGACGACGAGAACGCCCCCATTCCGGTCAAATCGCAAACGATCAATAGCTCCGAATCGGTCGACGGCGGCCGAACGGCCGACAACTCCGCCCCACGCGCGGGCGGGCGCGGAGCGAACGACGTGAACCAAACAGATAGCACGTCCGTAGACGCCCAGCCGGACGACGCGAGCGGTGCAAATAGCCGTGCGAATGATGCGAAACCGACGCCCGAAGAACGCGAACAGCGCGAAGCAAGCGATCGAAACGATCCGCCGAGCGGGAACCAGCCGCTAACGGGTCGCGTTCCCGACGGCTACGAATGTGACGACGGGGCCGAAAAGTGAGCGACGTACCCGACGAACCACGGGATTACCAGCCGGCCAAAGTACGTCTTGGCGCGAACGTGGGCGACCCCGACATAGACGAACTCCGCGAAACAGGCGAGATAAAACTCGGCATGAAGGCCGACGACGGCCGCGAATACGAGGTTTTGCTGTTCTACGACGACGAAGACGACGACGGCGGTCATAGAATCAGCACGACGCTGGTATAACGCCGCTATCCGCCGGACCCACTGGATTCGTCGTTTGCATCCCTATCCGGCTGTTCATATCCGGCTTTCTCGTCCCGGCTGTTCAATTCTTCAACCAAGCGGGTCGGCGTAATTCCCAGCCGGTCGGCTTCGTCGCGTATCACTTTGTACTCGGTCGAACGCGGCGATTGTTCCCATCGAATTATATTGCGGCCGCGGAGTACGCGCGCCGTGACGGTAAGCCGGTCATGAACTCGGTCTAATCGATCCGCGAGCGTCTGTCCGGAACCGTCGTTATCTCCGGAACCGTCGGCGGCGACCGAACTAAGGTATTCATCCAGCGCCGCGAAAAGTTCTGCATGCTTTCGCTCGGCTTCGTCGCGGGCTTGCTCGTATTCCCCTCGTTTAATGCGGACTGTATCTAACAGGGCTTCGGGATTCGGCTGGTTTGAACTCATGCACTCGCCCCTAACGTGGCGACGAGAACGGAAAAGCGTTCGACGGGCTGGATACAAGACCGTGTAACCATACCGTTACACTTATTGTGTCGGGGCGCATTGCGTTAGGTATGGCACGAACGCCTACCCAAGCCGACGACGAAGCGGCCGACGACGCACAGAACGAAGAAATCGACCCCGACAAGACCTTCGACCTCGTGGCGGACAAATGGCTGTCGTGGAAGGCCATTAGCCGTCATCCTAACAAGAAGGCTTGCAAACCGTGGGCTCAGGAAATCACGGGGACGCACGAGAAATACAACGTTGATGGGGAATGGCTTGAGAAGAAGACCATCGACGGCGGTATCAAATTCGACGTTTCTGGGTTGCATCGCGGAAGCATCGTCAAGGTGTCCGGGGCGTCGCACAACAACCGCAAGCACGCGTACTGGCGCGTCGAAGAAGTCAACGGCGAGTTCGCGGTTTCGCGGATGGACGAATCCGCCGTTATCGAGGAAATGACGGAACGTGAGAACAACGGCAACACAGAACTTCGGCAGCAAGTCCGTCGGCTGGCTGACGAGTGCGACGACCGGAACGCGCTCCAAGGGGCTTTGCGGGCGCTCAAGAGCGACGCCAGCGACGAGTAGTTCCGCTACTTTTACGCCCCCTCGGTCCGTCTTACGAGCGCATGACGCGCTACAAGACCGAAGCCTCGGTATCGCTGGAGTTCGTCGGAAAGAAGTCGGCAGCGAACACCCAGCACGAGCAATTCGTTCATGAAATGATCCAACTCGTCCGGGGCATGGATGAAGTGACGATGGACGTGACGACCGAAGCCGTGAAAGACAACAAGACGGACGTGGGAACGACCCACTACGAGGGACCGGGGTAGGCGACGGGTAACGCACCGACCGAACGCCGAACGGCGTCACGCGGCGATACGCTCTTTTCTCGGGAACGTCTACGATTCAGCAATGCCTAAGCAAGTGCGCCGGAAGTGGTCGCCGCACGACGGACAGAAACCGATCATTCAATCCCCCGCTCGCTTCCGTGTCTGTCCGTGCGGCCGCCGGTTCGGCAAGACTGAAATGGCACAGTACGAAACGGCCGACTTCGCGCTTGAACAGCCGGGCGCGCTCGTTTGGTGGATTTCTCCCAGCTACGACGACGCGAACGAACTCGGCTATCTACCCATCAAACGAATCTTAGAATCGATCGATATGGTTGCGGACTTCCGACGGCAGAAACCTCGATATATCGAACTCCCGAACGGGTCGCGCATATCCTTTCGATCCGCCGACCGTCCCGAATCGCTTCAAGGGCGTGGCGTAGACTTCATTACGGTTGACGAAGCGGGCGACGTTCAGGGAGAAACCTACCGCGCGGAGATTCGACCCTCCGTTACGGATACCGGCGGCGATATACTCCTAATCGGGACGCCCACGGGTCGGAACTACTTTCAAGACCTATACGAACGCGGGAACGACCCGGCGAATCCGAATATTCAGTCCTTTCAGCGCACCTCGTATCAGAACCCGCACGTCCCCGATTACGAGATAGACGCCGCCCGCGACGAACTACCCGAGCGCGTGTTCGAACAGGAATATCTCGCCAAATTCGCCGAAGCGGAAGGCGCGGTATTCCCCGGCGTTTGGGATAGGAATTGTGTCACCTACGATTTGCCGAGTTACGAGGGAACCAGCCCGTACTATACGGGCGTGGATTTGGGCCGGCAAAAGAACTTTAGCGCTATCTCGGCGCTGGATTCGAACGGTCGGCTGGCGCACTTCGAAAGGATTCGCCGGGTATCGTGGCAATTAATCGAAAACCGGGTAAAGCGCGTCGCCGCCGATTACGGCCCGTCGTTCATCCGCATGGATGCGTCGCGGGATAACCAGATAGTCGAAAACATCGATTCGGCTGTTCGGTCCGCGACCGTCGAATACGTCAAATTCGGCGGCGGAAAGACGAAGAACAACCTAATCGAAAACCTAAGCGCTCGGCTTGAACTCGGCGATATTCGGCTACCGGATTCGGGCGACGCGCTATATATTATCTTACCGGAACTTCGCGCGTATCAGTACGACACGACGAAGGCGGGAAATGTCCGATACGGCGCGCCCAGCGGGACGCACGACGACGCGGTAGACTCCCTTGCTCTTGCCGCGAAGCCAGCCGAGAACGTGGAGAACTCGGGAACATGGGGGCGCTCGGCGGGGCGTTCGGCGGCCGCCGACGGCCCGAGCGGGACGTTCTAAGGTACACCGTAACCATACCGTTACACTTATTGTGTCGGGGCGCATTGCGTTAGGTATGGCACGAACGCCTACCCAAGCCGA